TCATTTAGAAACACTTCCTTTCAATCCAACGGTTCTAGTTGCTTGATCCCATTCAACTTGTAAGCCAAGCGCTGTAGCCAGCTCACGAGCAGGAGCATAAGCAGATCCTGCTATGATCTTCTCGTTAAGGTCTTTTCCGTTCACACGAACGTCCTTCTTCTGTTCAATCCACTCCACTTTTCCACCTGCAGCATTGGCTACCGCTCTGACAGGTAGCATGGACACGCCATCCTTTAGGAAACCAGTCACTGATAACAGCGAGCCATTCAGGCTGATTGCAACCGGGACTTGCTGTGGCTTGTCCACTTTACCCACAGCCTTTTGAAAGAACTGTGCGTAATTTGTTCGGAATGTGGTCATTGGGAATGCGGGGCAGTTTTTCCACGCGTAGCCGGGGTACTCCTGGTGACCAAACACCTGCTTCATTGTAGGAATCTGTACCTGCAGGTGCTGGATCAGGCGATTCGCCGCATCGAGCTGTGCTGCGGTTGGTTGCTGTGTCCGGAAATCACCTACAAGGCAAATCCCTAGCGCATGACGGTTGCTGTTGCCAACATGGTAGGAAATTGCCTCTGGATCGTTGCACCAATAGATTACGCCGTCTTTTTGAATCACAAAATGATAGGCAATGCCCGGCCATCCGTTAGTGCCTACATGATAGCCTGCGAACGCTTCTGGAGATCCACTTTTTGTAGCTGAATGGTGGAGGGCTGCCGATCTTATGTCAGTCTGCTTGCGACGCCCATACTTTAGCGTTTTGTGGCGTGGCAAAGAGGATCGAACGTCTACAACGCGCGCGCCTGGAATAGTCATATTCATCGTTATTTTGTCTCCTTTCGTGCAGCACGCTCTGCTTTTTCTTTGATCTCTGATCCGACCAATTTTTCAACCGACCTTGGCATAGGCCAGCCTGCGCGATGTGCATTGGCTGTCAGGCTTGTCCACGTGTGGTAAATGAGACCGAACGTTACTCCGTAAAACAAAAAGCCTGGCGTGCCCATGACGCGATCTAAGAGATTCGCTAAGGCTGGTAGAGCAAAGAGGAACATTGTGCGTGGGATTCTGGACAACCCATAATCAGATGAGTAGGATTGATCTTTTTTTGCTGCGGAAATGCCTGTGATCCAATCCAAGACAATCATGAAAAAGAGCACAATCAGGATGTCTTGGCGGTTCGTTCCATATAGATAATGAAAAATGGGCGACACGATTGCACCCGCTGTTGTCGCCCAAGCGTTTGCTGGGGTTGCTACGTTTTCTAGGCTTTGAAGAAATTTCATCAGCTCATCTTCTCCTCACCCCCACGGGGCAAAAATTAAAGGAGCCGCGTTAGCAGCTCCCCTATGAAATCCTTATTTTGTTGAACCTTCTTGTTCAAGTTTCTCGATTCGTTTCTCTAGTTCGCTCATTTTTTTCTTGAACCATGTTCGTATGAGAAGATAAGTGACTACACTCACTGGCAGCCATACGAAAATGATTAACCAAAGAAAACTTCCCCAGTCCCATGTGAATCCAATATCACCATTCATGTAATGTCCTCCCCTGATTCATTCTTAAAAGATAAGACGCTCTGGGTTCCGGGAAAGTCTCAAGGGAGAAGGAGCAGCTCCCCATAAAAAAACACCTTCGCTCTTTTGAGAGAAGGCGTTAAGTTGTTTGTACAGTAGCCAAGTGTTCAGCTACAGGTAAGCGGTAGGGTTCCGGAATTACTTTTTCTGCTTCCGTCCCAGTCGGTTCTAGTGACCAGCCGCATTTTACTAAGTAGGCATAAACCGGAATCATATATTTTACCACCATCATTTATCACCCCCTTTTAATGTTTGAACTTCTTTTTGCAATACCTCGACAGTCTTATGTAATGCAGCTATCGCTTCATAAGCCGACTGGAGCTCTATATTTACCTTTGCTTGCTCATTTGTACGTAGTTGAGCCAAATCGGTTTGTTTTAAGTGTCTGCCCATGGCTTAGCACCTTCCTATTCGTAACTGATCCCGAAACCGTCAATTTCTATCGCACCTAGCCGTTCTTTTGCATCTACCATAATCTTTAGCGCCAAGCCCCAGTCAGGTGCGGTTTTAATCAGGTTCTTGTATCTGAAATAGTCTCCAGATAAAAAGACGTCCGTTACATCCTCCCAGGTCGGGTTTGCGTCGTTTGCATTATTTGAAGATTGGACAGTTAAGACGGCTGGAGCCTTTGTGTCCAAGATTTCGAAGAAGTCCAGGGCGCAGCTCATCCCTAGTGCTGCGGGGTCTGCTTTTTCATTTCGATTGACGATTTTAATTTTGTGCGGCCCATAGGGTAGTTTAGTGTTTTCATAAACGACTTGCTGCTTGGTATTGCCTACGTACCCTTCAGGTACATACTGACTGACGCTTTTAACCAACACATTGTCTATATAAACATCTACCAGCCCGTACCAAGGGCTTAACCAACTGCCAAAGCGAATGCCTGTACCGATAAAAGACAGCTCGGCCCAGGCCCCGGCTACCCCTGCTACGTATGCAATTGTTCCCTGGCTGCTTCCAGCGTCTACATAGTTAATGTTGTTCCAGGCAAGCCCGCCGCTACTGTACGTAATTCTTGAATCGGTGTTTTCTATCCGTTTCACTGCTGGTACGTGAATAGGTAGCGTCGCAAATTTTGAAAATACGCTTCGATCTACAGGGGCCGTCGTCTTGATCGGTTTTGTTTGTAATGCCAGAGTTGTTCCGCAGCGTATACTCGTTTTTCGTAGGATGGTCTGTGTATCATCGACATACGGGTAACGCAGGGCCAGCAGTTCGCCACTCCATGACGGATCAACACTAATCAGCTCATATTCAGCCTTCGAGATTTCATACACCCTTACCTGGTCAAAGTAGGCGTACTGACCTGCTTCGGTCGGTGTAAAACCTAAATCCAGATTGCCAGGATAGTCGGTCGTAGGTGCGGTTTTACACCAGTAGAAATTAAATTTCGTTTTGTCATAGATTTGCCAGCTAGCACTATATGTAGGCCCGCTCGGTATAATACGCGCCCCATTTTCCGCGTTTCCATTTTTAATAAAACCTAGAATTACGTAATACTTGCCCGCTTCCCATCCTCCTACGTCCTTATAAGCTGCGGCTACATTTTTATTGGTAGCCGTTACCTTAATACTGGCATTACCATCTACTTTGTTTGTCGTATCCGTTGTAACGGTGCAATTGTACGCGCCCCAATCGGCTGCATTCTCACATTTCCCACTTGTCCCCAATCGGTTTGTAAGCGTCTGCTGATCTGTCCATTCTGACAGTGTACCCGTTAGGCCATCCTTCGCAGCCATTCGCCAGTAGTAAGCCTTTCCTTCGGTAAGCGGTTCTCCGTAGTAAGCGTCTACCCCTATGGTATAGCGAACTTTGTTATACTTCTTCACCCCATCTATTGATACCGTTACATCGTCAATGTATGCCGTCATATTCGGTGTACCATCTACAAAAACCCGTACCAGTAAAGTCTTAGTGTTTGCTGGTATCGTTATGCTGGCGTCTGAAATTTTCGTAAAGCCGGTCGTAATACCTTCAGCGACGATACCGGATGTATCTATCAAATTCTTACCATTCGCGTCATACGCCACTAAATCGACGTTCAGCCTTCCAGCTGTGTAGTTCGTGATATTAACGTAAGCGTCTAGAGTTACCTTATCCCCTGGTTTCCAGCCCTTTAATTCCTGCTGTACGCCGATATTGTTTCCGCTGGCTGCAACAATTCGTAGTGAGTAGTTTCCGTTACGCTTTTGTTCGTGCGCATTGTTGATTTTGTCGCCCGTACCCAGCGGCCCTACGTCCCATTTCCAAATTCCTCCGAGAACTCCTTCGAAACCGTAGTCCCTTACTAGCTGCGCAGGCCGGATTTTGCCGCCAGGTTGAAAAGCGTCCCATACGGTGCCGTCGAAGGCTTCCCAGCCCTCTATCCTAAAGTCGCTTCTGAAATCCAAAAGGTTCTCGGTAAACGCATTGTTAGTCGCCAACTGCAAAATGAATGCCTGGGCGTCGTTTTCTACGTCGTCATTTATTGTTGCTTCGAAAACGGGTCGCTTCCCCACCCGCAGCGTGTCTGGGATATGGTCGGGTATGGGTTTGGCTGGAGGTACGTTGATAACGAAATACTGCCCTTTCGAAAATCCACTAACCATACTAGTCGAATCTCTAACTTGTACCTCCCAGTAGTACGTTACTCCTGCTGCAAGTACACCAACTGGTACGTCATAATACGTATTCGTAGAAATGATAAGTCCGCTTTCGTGAGCAATACCGTCATCAGACGCTCTTTTTATCCTTACCTGAAAGGAGTTTTGCACATGATTTTCAGTGTCTGCATATGACCATTGTACGCGTGGCGTTTGGCTTATCATTAAGGGTAAGGCACCTGTCCCTAACGGGCTCTTAGGAGTTACCGTTGGTGCTTTTGTTGTTTTAAAGTATTGACGAGTAGAATAAGGGCTTGCGGCGTCGTGGTTGTCCCATACGATGACTTCCCAACCGTATACTTTGTCAGGCTGCAAAGCGGTTACCCCGCTGGATGGATACGTAAAGATCATGCTACCTGTGGCTACTTTACCACTGTCATAAATAAGTGTTGCCCCGTCGTATATTTTCAGTTGTCGCGCCTTCTGACTGTTCCCAACGTCTGGGTCAGAAAATGACCAGTTCAGTGTAGGTGTCAACGTGGCTAGTACTGCTGGAGCAGCAAGAGTCCCCGTTGGGTTCATTGAGGGCACGTGTGGGGCTGCATTCACTGGTGCAAGCATAAGAGCCATAATCGCAGAATAGGTCCCCCCGCCATGTGATAACGCTGGAGGCTGGGCCAACTGAGTCGAAATATTGTCCAAGTAACCAACAGAAGCTGACCCATTCGTCATCCAAGTATAATTGGGCGGATTTGAAGGTGGAGTATAGCGGTTTACCAGCAGAACGCCCATACCAGGTGTTGAATACCCTGTTGGAATAGACTGGGCGGGTGAACCAGTCGCGTAACCTGTACTATCCCAGTCCACAATTTGGGCATTTCTGAATACTACTGTAATCTGGCCAGACTGACTGTTTCCGCCCACCGAAATGTTTGCTGTTACGTCATTATCTACGGTATATATTCTGGCACAAACTGAATCGGGTGTACCGCCAGCAGTGTTGTACGCGTGGGTATGTTTCTGGGTCATACTTCCTGCGCTTAGTGTAGCGGTTACGTCTACTCCGCTGCTCCCAGAAGTAGCAAAGGTAACTACTACGTCACCCTTTTTCAAAACAGCGTTTGATATCACCGTCCCAACTCCCAGGGCTTCGTAGGCTTTTGTAATAATTGACAAGATTATTCCTCCCTTCTATGCCAGATACACTTTCTTATTCGTGCTGTCATGCTTTGTAGCCCCGTTCAATAGGGTGACATCTTCTATATCAATAAATGATTCAATATAAATATTGTTTGTCAAACCGTTTAAAATTGCCCCTTTTAAGGTCTCCAACTCAAGAGTTATTTCCAAAATGTTTTTTTCATTAATACCTGCCCTCCAATGGAGATAAGCTATTTCTGACCTTGCTACAGTATCAAATTGCTCTATTTTAGAATCTATTTGATCAAGTTTTGAATCTATTTGATCAAAGTTTTCGTTAATTATTTTAGCCCCTGTCAAAAGACTGTCAGGGGCGCTTGGATCGATAGATATACGATTCTTCATCTACGTCACATCCTTATGAGGTATGCACCATCAATGACCGCGCTTTCGGAGTTATTGTCATCACAGTTGTGTTCTGCTTTATCCGAATCCTCAGCTTTGTGGAGGATGAAACAGTGCGTTCAAACTTCAATCGCGTAAACTCGTCATCAATAGGCGTTTGTTCGGTTGCCGATCCCATAGCAGTCCACGTCTTTCCACCATCAATGGAATATTCAACATTCTGTGACGTACCACTTGGTGTACTCAACTCCACGTATACAGTAACTTTCGTAAACGGGGCCGTTGCTGTAATTTCTCGACTCAAATATACGCCGTTCTTTTTATAAGCCATCGGGATTAGACTTACACTTGACTGGACGACTGGTGACGAACCAGATGTCTTAAATAAAGCCCGTACATGCACCTTGTTCGTTGGCTGCGTTAACCATGTCACATCCAGATCATCAAGCGCATACCAATTTCGCTCATCTATGGAGTATTGCCACAATAGCGCCGAATTTCGAGGTACAAGTTGACTTGCAGAAAGGACAAGTTGAGTCACTTGGTTGGCAGTTACAGGATTGAATTGGAGCTTTGCATCGTTCATAAATTTGGCTCCATAAAGCTTAAACTTCAAATCCGAGTCTTGGTGTGCTGTCCATGCCGAACCGTTGGAACTTGAAAACAGTACACCTACGTCATATGGCTGGCGTGAAACAGTTTTCCTAGACATGAGGTCTTGTGCACTCATTCGCGCTACAAACGCTCTATATTGACTAGAAGGTGTCAGAAGCACGATCGCATACTCCGTATTGGCCTGTAGTAAAATCGGCTCTGGAAACCTTACCTTTGTTGCCCTACTACTATCATTGGATAGGTTCACTTGAGAAGAATTGATTGCGACTGAAGATAAGATCGTCATTGAAGGATAACCATTCACTACTGTACGAAGTTGTACGGTTAAATCTGCAACCGGGTCCTTCGTACCCAAGTACAAATCAACTGATGTCACAAACCGCTCATCTGTGAGCATAAAGGTTTGTGCAAGTGGATCAGTCAGTCGCCAAGATGGAATCTGCCAAAACGTTTGCTCGACCACCTGCTTCCTACCAGTCCCTACATAAGACGCTTTCGCTTCATTTTGTTTGGTAACCATCATTACACCTCGTTCCAGAAATAGACTTCGCGGGTTCCTGTGCGTACATTAGCTGGGATCATAAATGTGCAGCTGAATCGTCCTTGAGCATTCGCTCTCACTGTGTTGGGCAGTGTGCCGGCTGCCGATCCGTTTATCGGAGTAAGGTTTACCGGGATGCCATCAAATGTAGCCTTGATATTGTCACTGTTCGGTTCAAAACCTTCCCCGACCACTGTTACCTCACGCTGCCGTATGAATGGAACTTGTTCATCTAAAATGACCTTTGTTTCAGTCCGAGTCGTTCCCGTCGATCTCCAATCCGCCCACCATCCCCAAACTGATTGTGTAACAGTTGACGTCTCCACCCATGTATCATGAGAAGGCGTTAATCGAATTGTGGCCAAATTCCCGAAGACTTGATATGGATTCACATTCATGGTTTCTGTTGCAAAAGGTTGATCAATGAGGACCTCTTCGGTATATGGCAATGTAATTAACCGCTCATGGAATCGCACTGTAGATGCAGCCTGATTTACTTGCATTTCTATAAAACTATTCTCAACTGCTAACTGTACCGTTTTTTCACGCGGGTTAATCATTGCATCAAAGTCAGGATGAGTAACATCGGAGCGTTCAAAATTGGTAAAGTTGTCTGTAAAAACACCCTTTTTCGCTAGTGACGGATCAGAGTTTTGCGCCGCCCGATCAAGGTCTGCCAAAGCTTGGTTGTACTCTGCACGTTCTAAACGATCAAGGAGAGAACGCAGCTCGAGCATCGTCAATCGTTTGGGTTTCCGATTCGAAACCACAACAGCATTTGAATTTGGGGGTAGATAAAGCTCTCCCAGTTCTAAGACATCGGGTGGTGAAGAAGGAGGGTAAGGATTCATGTCTGACTGACCATGTATGACATGAACTTCGCCTTGGTAAGTAAGGTAGTAAACATCTTTCCGCCCGAGAAAAAACTCATAGGTCGTCTGGAAAGTCGAGTTCGGTACTGGCCGATCACTACCAAGCCACTTTACCCCGTTGTTATCCAACGTTACATCTGTCCCAATAACCATAAGTTTTGTATAGCGATACGTGACTGTATATGACGTCCCACCTGAAGGTTCAGCACCTGCCAATGACCAGTCTACGGCATCGCCTGAGAGTTGAAAGTCTGTCCCTTTGACATAATTTGTGCTGCCAGCTTTTACCGAAACAATATCTACAACAGGCGTCATTGGTAAAAGATCTGAGGTTCCTGCCACATTTCCACGGGTAATTGTCTGTGTCTTCTCAACTGTTGCTGTAACTGTCTGTAAAGCTTTCACAGGCTTTGAATTTAGCGGGTAAAAGGATGTATTAGACAGATACGTCTTCGTTTCGTTAACAACCACACGGGTGTCGAGTGCTTTGGGAATTGCAAGTCGCAGGGGAACCAACTTATCAATTTGATATCCAAGAACATAGGCTCTGCCCGCGTCGATTACGAGCGTTACGTTCGCTGCATCCCTCGGCTCAATATATCCATCCATTCCTGAGACCAAGAATGAACCATTTGTGTCGTAGCTTCTACGAGCTAGAATCGGGGTAAATCCTTCGAGCTCAGGCGGTAATTTGGATGTGATGAGATCCCCGTTCACCAGCCGATACATATGAGTTGCTTCTGGATCATCTACTACCCAAGTCGGTTTCAAAATGGTTCGCTGAGCACCAGGCATGCCATAATTAAAAAACCCAACCGCAGGATCATACAGGGTTGGGTCGTCTTCGTATGTGATTGTTTGTGGATTGACCCGCAACCCAATGCTTTCCTCTCCAGTTCCCTTTATCGTCAGTGTTGTTTCCGGTACATCGTGGATGATTCCCCCTAGATATACCCGTGCTGCTGATACGATGACGAGCGTTTTCTCCTTATTAATCAATAACTGCCCGCCCTCTAAGATGTGACCTGATCCGAAAATTACGTCCCCTATTTGCTTATCCCGATAGAGTGACATAGCCTGCATTTCGTTTAGCTCAGCAGTTTGAACCCGGCGACCGCCGACAAAATCAACAGACTTCCATCTATTCGTTGGATCAAATCGGTTGTATACTTCCTTTGCCATCGTTACCCTCCTTTACAGCTCCAAGATATACTCAATGCTTTCCCGATGGGTGACTTCCCGTTGCAGTGGCGACTGATTCGTCACAGCTAACAAGAAACCCATATCCTTCACTTCATCCGGTTTGACTACTTGTTTATTTACTGGTAACCCATCTACCAAGATCGTGCCTGCATATACTCCTGTTTGACGATAATTACATATCGGAAACTCGTCATACCTCAACCACGCCTGTACATATAGCCAACGGCAATCAATTGCCCGCGCTTCAACTTCCTCAATGATGCGCCACTTCTGACCAAGTTGTATGATCGTTCCATTTGTATCATCTGGCGTTACAAACTTCACTTGGTCAGCTCGCTTCAACGCAACAATCTCTGTCATCGTCTGACCATAGGAGACATCTGGAACCTTCTCAGGGTTTTCAGGATTCCACGGAGACGTTTTTCCCACAGCGATAAACACATTCTTGTCCTTGAACAGATTAAAGGTCTGATACGTTTTCATGCCTTTTACATCACTTGTTTTTGAAGGCAACTCCTACACCCCCTATATTGTTTTCGTAACTTTTGATTGTTGAATATAGAACACTTCGTCAGCAAACGTTACGTCATCCGTAAAAAATACATTCGGTGACCACCAACTCGTGCGGTCATGTTTGATGTTTTGAATTGAATAATGGGTTCGCGAGTGGGTTGTCATTTTTTCCTTACCGCTCAGCTCATCATCCCCATGGTCAGTGGTAAGGATTGCCCCATATCTATCCATGCTTTGACTTGCCGATCCTCGTTCATACTCGATCTTGTGAGATAACACAATCGAAAATAAATATCGAAAGCCTGCTGGTCCCATTAATTTGACAATTCCTTGTGCTACACCAAGTGTCTCAGGCGTTGTAAAGATGACTGCTGTTAACGGGGCAAATTCCCAACCATCTGCCATTACTCCAAACTCAGAGAGTTCAACACCATCCTCAGGCATGAGGCGATAAGATTCTTGTAAACCATACCCTTGTGAGAGAATGGATTCTACTGTCATCCTGCCATTGGTTGCTCTCAGCTTTGCAAGCAGGTCCTCATCATCGGCGGCATCTAATTCACGCCTCCAGAGCTCTAAGGAGTCCTTATGCATGAGATGAAGAAAGAACGCTTTCCAGATGTCGCTATCCACTGGCAAATAGTCAGCAGCCGCACTCATAATGGCACGCATATGCCGACTTTTTTTATAGTCACTATGCAACTCATACATTAGGGCATTAACCCCCTCTTCACTCATTCGACTGTCACCACCGGCTCAATTTGTGCATCTGCCCTTAGTGTAATACTGGTTGTTGGCAAAAGAATTTGGGCATCTGTTGCACCAGCACCAACTAACACAGCAAATATCTGTGCTAAGAACAACGTCCCCCCAACACCAATTGAACTGGTATATGTCAGTATTGCTTGTCGGGCTTTTTCCTTGTCTATTCCTGTTACCACAACTTTAATAGGGATGGTTTGTTTACTGACAAGACGCACGACAAGATCAAGCCCAGGCGTTTTTCGACGATCAATTAGTGCCCGAACTGTCTCCAATAAATTAGGGATCGTACCGCCAACAACTAAGTCAACAGTGCCGATCCCTCGAATCAAGTTAAGTGCTCTCGCATAATTCACACCAGGTATTGACAGCGCCCAACGCTCATAGTCAGATATCGCTCCACCACGTTCAGGATTACGTTTATGGCGCAATATACGATTGCGTAAATCCTCTGTTGGTTCATTTTTATCTTGAGCTAACCCATAATCTATTGCCATCAGTTCAAGATATTTTCTCGTTGCAGTTACAGCAAAAGCTTGTTCAATGATCTTGCCACGTTCTTTGTGATGTCTGAATAAGGCTAGTGCAATTGGTGCAAGTGCATCATAAATAATTGAACCTTCACTTCTGTCCAGGTCTTCTGGGACGGTGAGAAGCATTTCGTATAAAACTTGCTGGAAGGTTGAGCTTTCCAGAAAGCTAAGATCAGTTTCAGACATTGATACTCATCTCCAAAACCCCTTCCTCAGTAATCATCAAAAAGGATATTTTCATGGTGTTACTTACCCACTCAAAAGAGAAATTCTCGCAACGTTCTATCCCATGCAGATATTCTAAAGCTTCCCGAATCAACCGCTTAGCCTCTGCCTGCTTCCACGCTCTCGATCCATCACTCCTAATCACTTCTTTCAGTTCATTCCCATAATCTGAGGAATAAATAGAAAACATATAGCGATCAGTACGTAATGCTTTTGTGGCTTTTTGGAGTAATGCCTCCTCTCCGTCAATCATTACCGACTTGCCGTCAGGTCGCACGGCAAACTGCCCTGTTTCAAAATCAAACTTATACGTTCTAAGCACATTTTTAATGGGCCGTAGTTCTTGTGTGGAACTATCTTCTTTCACTGGGAAAACCGGAAAAATACTCATGGGCGTTTCACCCTATCTAGGATGTAATATGCGGAGTCCACAGATAACACGTGTACTTTATCGTTCAATTTCAAAACGTCCTCAAATTGCAGTAACAAATAGTTATGTTTGAACGAGGTAAACGGCGCAGCCAAGTCATCCGTGTCTAAAAAATCTTCCTTTTTCATGTCACCCAGATCACGCTCTGCTTTTTCTTGATGCGTAATCGTGACAATTCGTGTATGTCTCGTCAAATGTTCTAAGACAGTAATAAACTCCTTCCCAATTGGTTCTTTCATACCATCTATCAAGATTTTCAAATCGGGTGGAGGCTTAATGACAGTTGCCAACTCTATTCGTACATCCTTTGGGGGTGGATTTGCCCCGCCAGCTCCTTGTGTTTGATTGGCACCTGAAAGAACTTGAGCAAGCTTTTGAAAGCCATTCACTTTCCATTCACCTCCATCTGCAAATCGAGTTTCATTTCATGGTAACCAGGTCGTATCGTATGGCTGTCGCCGAAAACAGTAAACACCCCTTGCAGCTTCGTGATCTCCTCATAGACTTCAATTTTCGTCCCAGCTATGACGTCATCGATTCCTAATGAAGTAACGGAAGCCTGCTCCTTGACCCGGCTTAGATTCTGCAATTCTTGCTTAGCCACTTCAATTTTGTTTCCCCGGTCTTCATCTTGTATTTCTATAACCTTAACAAGATGTCCGTACCGTTTAGCGTTGGTAGAATCAACTTCATCATGTAAAACAGAAATGTATTCACTGTCGCTCCCGACCACTCTTACAACTGTTCTCATGTCTGCAATTGATCGTTTACGTTCAGCGTTTAATAGATTGCTTCCCTGTTGGACTTTCCACTGAATCGTTTGCCCTCGCTGTGTTCCGACATAAATCTTCCCTTGGTCAATCCAGCACCAATACCGAACACCAGTAGAGCGAAATACTTGATTGAGGACGTCTCCAACTGCATCCCATATACTCTTTCCGCGAATGACTTGTTTTTCCACGGCAGGCATCGCTCCTATGCCTCCAACGGGAATGCCATGCTGCGCGAAAATGCGCTTTAGAAGCTGATCGGCAGCTTCACCTGTTGAAACCATAGCTACATCGTTATTGAGTAAATAAAAGCCGAAATCATATGCTACTGCGTTGATATCTCCTTTTGCTGTCCTTCCTAAGTCAACAATCATTCCTGTGAAAAGCGAGCGAGGAGTGCCAGACATAAAAGAAATCAACTCTATTAGGTCACCTTCTTCTACATTCACATCAGGCCAAAAGCGATCCCGTCCATTGTTGGTTTTAACAGCCAGAGTACGCTTTGCCTCCTGCCGACTTCCGGACCATGTTGCCTCCGAAAAAGGAAGGTGAAATGCCTTACTACCCGGCTTTTGAAATCGAACTTCGTAATGATATTTTGGTAGCATTCGTCTCCCCTTCCAGCACCGAGTTATCTGCGTGAATGGTACTTGTCAACCAATGATTTTTTTTCTTCTTTTTTCTTGGTGGCTGACACCTTCGCTTTTCGTGTATCCGGTCGCTTCCCTTTACCTGTTGTTTGGAAAGGAATACTCACCTCGGTACTCTCCATGGTCACGAACCGATACTCTTTCAATGCTAACTTGAAATCTATGTCAAACCCGTCCCATTCGAAGCTAAAATCCCGTATGGTCACTGGAACATTGATAATATCTTGTTCACTTCCTGTTACTGTAAAGCGAATCGGGTAACCCGAATTTTTCCAACGTTTCAAAGTCTCCACAAATTCTTCGGGAGACGGAAAACCATCGTATTCACACACCCCCGGATCATATGTCTCAGGCCAAAACGTAGAAAAAGAATATTCTTCCAAGGTCGACTCTCCAATGATAGTTGCCTCCCCAATGGCAACCAGTTCAATATCGATGTAGCTATGCCCGATCTTTACTGTTATTTTTGGTGGAATGACAGGAAGACGAAGCTTTTCAACGTTATTGTTCCAGGCTAACCAGAACTCAAGGTGCTTATATTTCACTTGTTTCTATATCTCCCCTCTCAACATAAAAAGATAAAAAGCACACCCGTTTGAGTGTGCTTCTACTTTATAAATCTCGTAGCCTACTTAAGTACAAACGCCTAATTTTGATTGACAATTGCTGTAATGGAAAAAATCCAGTAATATAAGTTATATAACTGGATTACACTAAAAATGACCGCAGGTGTTCCAGCACCTACGGCCTATACAACAGACGTTCCCTACATGGGGGCGGCTCAAGGATTAACTAGAGATAGACCTCTCCGGATTTGGACCCAAGGGAGGTCTATTTCTTTTTGGGGAAAGACAGGATCGCTACCACGAGCATTGCGAATGAAATCATCAACGTCAATGCTTGGAACACTGTCACAGGCGTCACCTCCCCCCGTTTCCGACATGGGAGATGAGCCGACCACCCTTGAGGAGCCGATTCTGTTGTATATGGAAGATTATAACACGTGAAAGCTTCCGTATGAGAATATATTTCCTTTTATTCAAGCACGATAGAACCTGTACCGGCTAATACGTGTCCGATTTTTTCTGCAAGCAAATCGGCTATCTTCTCACATAAGCTCTCTAATTCTTCCTCAGAATTCTCTATTGTTGATTGCACAGTCAATTGAATAGTGGGACGGAAATCAATATAAAAAGAAGTTAGCTGCTCACTTGAACTTGTATACTGTGCCTGAGTTCCACTTGCTATAGAAGGTGTATAACTTGGAACCTGACTAAAAGTGCTATCCAGCGCTGCAGCTAATGAATCACCTGAGGCTTCAACACCGTTTGCCATAGTTTCAGGAATAGCCATCCCACTATCTGTTAAGCGAGAAAAAGGGCCTAGCTCAGCATCCGAATGCGGTAGGAATTGATCAGCCCATTCTAATGCACTGGCAATAGCATTTGCTACTTCGTCCTTAACTGATAAGATCCCGTCAACGATTGTCAGTATGATTTTTTTGCCGCTATCAAACAAGCCACTTATCCACCCATCAAACCAGCCGTCGATCGTAGTAAAGGCGTTGAAAAAAGTTTCCTTAATTGTCTCCCATGCCCCTGACCAGTCACCTGTGAGGAACTGGATAAAGGCAGTGAACAACCCTTTCCAAAAATCAATGACCATCCCGAAGTACGCAGAGAGTCCTTCCCAGGTTGCAATACCCGCTGATTTTACCCATTCCCACCCTGCTACCAAATAGGCACTGACCATATCCCAGTTTTCATAGAGCCACCAGCCAACGGCAATTAATGCTATCACTGCTGCTATTACTAGAAGAATAGGCCACAACGCACTTATTGATGCGATTCCAAACCCAGCCATTGCCCCAGTCATTGTTGCAAAACCAGCTGATACTGGCATCCATATGCCAGCTAGGAAGATCAATGGACCTACTAATAAAGCGAGTGCAGCTACCACCATCAAAAACGAAACAGCTACCTTCGTGATAAATGGATGCTCTTCTGTAAAGGTCCCAATCCCTTTAGCAATTTTCGCAAGAAGACCAACAATTGGTTTTGCCACTTCTAATACGGAGTCACCTATCGGATCAATTGCCAACTTCATTTCGTTTGCCATCGCTTGCCATTCATTCGAAACTTGACCAACTATTTCTGTTGTTTTTCCTGCAAAATCTTCAAGTGGACCAGCATTAAGCATGGACATTAAAGCATCCCGTCCAACATCTTCATACTGAGTTCCAAAGACGTTTGCCAGGACGTCATCTTGTAGCTTCTGATCCTTGATAGAAGCAATCCCTGCTGTGATCGTCATGATCGCATTTTCTGCTTCTTTTCCCCCAGCTTTGATTTGATCGAGCATTTTGAACAGTTTATCCTCACCGAAAATACCTTCAAGAGCACCCAGGGCTTTCTCATCCAGCGCTTTGTTCAATCGAATACCGAACGACTCTTTGAATGCATCTCCCAGCTTGTCAAAATTAAATGCCTTTTCAGCTCCTGCAACGAACATCCCCATCATTTTTTCAGCACTGATACCTGCCTCCGCGAATTGTGGTGAGTATTCCCAGATTGTATCGAGCAAATCATCTGCCTTGTCACCCACTCGTTGGTAAGCTGCCGTTATCATGTCCAATCCTTTAATTGGGTCAGTAGCCCATTGCCCCTGCATCATATCCAACGCTTTTGCAATGCTTGCTTGATCGAGATTACCGAAAGAAGCCTTTTCAAGTGCGAGAGCACCTTCAGCCACTTTCCCGATCTGTTCGTCTGTACCTTCTAAAAGTTGGCGAAGCCTTCCATACGATTCAGCAGCTTCCAAGGGCGTTTCTACCAGACCTGATGCGAAAACCCCTTTGGCGCTTTCTGCCAAGCTCGACATTTCAGCGTCAGTAGCACCTACATTCGCCTGTAAAATGCCAAGAGCTTGATCCATGTCATGTGCAGCGATAGCAGCCGTAGACAATCCGGCTGTAACGACCGCGCCTCCTGCTGTTGCCAGCCCGCCAATTTCCTCAAGGTGTCCTGCTACGGCATCTACATGCTCAAGTGATGCTGCTGCTTCATCACCAGCTTTTGCAGCTTCACGGAGGGCTCTTTCCAGCCTTGAAGCCCCTTTACCATCAACTGCACTGGCTTCTTGATCTACATCAGAAAGCTCCCGGGATAGTCTTGTTGCTTGCTCGTAAGCGTCATCCAAGGCACGTTCCATTTCCCTGATTGCGCCGTCATCCATGTTTTCAATCGCATCTTCCACATCACTTGCAGCATCTTCCACATCATCGAAAGCATCTAGGGTTTTGCCGAGCAAACGCAGGAGAGAAGTGAGTTGCCGACTTATCTTGTCTTCAAAGGTAAGAGTTGTTGTCGCTGCCATTGGTTATCTCCTCCACCCCTTTACCCGCCGACCCTTTTGCCGTTCTATTTTCTTTGCCTGCTCTGCTTTACGCTCCATTTCCATGGCTGTAGAAACTAAGACGAACTGTTTTTCGCGTTCTGGTAGGCATAGAATTTCTGACGGTAGCCTTTCTTTCTCTTGCCAGATATAAGAAAAGAGAGCCAACTCAGGACTCTCTTTTATGAGTTTTTTACCTCTTCCTCAGCCTCCTCATCATCCGTGAAATCGCTGATCTTAGAGATTGCCTCATGAAGTGCATCAATTTCATTCGGGCTGAAAATGCAAGGGACTACATCGACAGCAGCAATCTTACCGAACTTCGCAAGCACTTGTTGAGAATCAATGCGAAAATCTGTACGATCCGTATCGATACCTGCAATGATGATCTCTGATTTCAAACGCAAGTCATCAAACTCCACTTTCCGTTCTGCTTTACTCTTCCTACCGGATACGGAGACTTTCAACGCCGCCTTTCTTGCTTTGAAATACACTTCACCGGAAACCGATCGGATCGGCAGCTTGACGCCTTTCTTTTTCCAATCCCATACGTCCTTCACGATTTCTTCTGTATTCATGCTCAAAAAGTCTTCCATCGTCAAAAACTGACTCATTCAAGATTCCTCCTTGGGATAGCCTTGGTATTTTTAAATAAACTCGTAGTCGTCAACTGTACCTTCCAGGGATGTATCTTCATCTAGTTCACCGTGGCTCCACTTTGCTAATGACAGTGAGTCAGGGCAAAAACCAGTCACTGCAACTCGATATTTACCAGCAACTTTGTCGTCGAGTTCCCCAATGAAATTCACTTTCTTTTCGGGGTTTGCCGCGATTTCCATGATGAGTTGCTGGATATCCGATGTACGTTCAAACGTAGCTGTCATGCTAACCGATGATGCCAGTACACGATGTCTTTTTCGAAGCTTCCCAGCCCTCTTACTTTCACCCTTATCAAATTCCTCGGAGAGCTCGAAGCCAATGCACTCGGGAAGTTCCCTTCCATTCTGGTCGTAAAAATGCCCATGGGTACCGGAATACGTTTCTTTCATGCTGTATCACCTCACTTCGCTTTGTTGTAGATATAAATTTTTTCGAGAGCATCTTGATGGCGGAAGCCAGCAATGAAATGGCCCGCATTACGAGCTGGCGTGTAAATCGGGTCCTCCCCGTGATATTCCGGGTCTTCAATGAATTCGTAATCATTCGTGATGACTTCCAACATGGCGAGTGGTCTAAAAACCTCTTGCTTCATCATCTGGCAAAAGGCAGCGCGGCGAGCAGGGCTGTTGCTGTTTGGCTGCTGACGAATCCACTCCTTTCCTGCTTCCTCTTCTGCATGGAGAATGGTGTGGAAGGTGTCAGCTACCCGAATCTTGCCGTAATCTTTTGACTGATCAGGCCCCGGAATAGTCAGGGTATTTACAGGCTCCTGGATGATAACCTGCCGATTGTCCATGTTCAGCATGAGTACACCAGCTTGCACCATTTCAATTAAATCCGTATCCGGGTCCCACTCATGTGTTAGGGATTCGAATGGAGTAATGTACAATGCCATCGTGTAATTAAGCGGCAGTGAAGCCATCAGGGATGCAACGTAAATTGCCACTTTTGAACTCGCATAGGTGTTGCCTTTCCAACGTGCTCCACTTCCTACATTGACAATAGCCATGTGGTTCACATCGGTAGATGCTTTCATGATGGATTGCTTGTTTTTATCCCTTGTTTCATCGCCGCCGAAAACAAACTTGATGTAATTACCTAGCGCATTTTGCTGTTTAGTCCAGTCTTCTGCCGCAGCGTTTAATGCAGGATCAGCAATTCCAAGAGTAAATACACCGTACTTGCCTTTCTGAGTAGCCAGCGCGCTTTGGTAAGTGGTGTATTTTGTCGCCTCTACGCTTGTTCCGCTGTTACCTCCAGTCAGGCTTACACCCGCCGTTGCATCAGGAAGTGTATCGGCTATCTTTATCAAGACAACAAACTCGCTATCACTGAAAGCCTGAACCAGATCATCCACCGTTTTCGCTGCCCGACTGTCCACCAGCTCCGCTCCCCGATAGATCAGCACCTCTGTTTTGGTAGCATCCAACAAGCTTGGCTGCACTACGACTTTCAACTGATTGCCCGCCTCGCCTTTGTACTTGGCTTCCACAAGTAGAACATCGGTTGCAGCACTCTTCAAAGTCACACTTGCGACGGCCGCATTATCCCCTGCCACGCGGTACAGCAACACCTCTGTTGGATGAGGGTTAGCTGCCCAAATCAAATGAAACGCTTCTGTGACTCCGAAGATTTTCTCAGCGGAAACCTTGGATCGGACTGTTACAAATTCCCCGATCGGTCCCCAATCCGCGACGATTGGTAATGCAAGCTTTCCACGATTGCCGATTGTCGTTTGCTCTTTGATGAATGACTTCAAAAAGGAGTAGACACCGGATAAGACCTTGTTTTCTCCCAACTGATATTGTCCGGACATTTACTTCACCGTCCTTTCCTTGAATTTCTTCACGAATTCCTCTGCCTGATCGACAGTCATTTCGTCTGGGGCATCAAAAAAGGTAGCGATTGCTTCGGTTCGGTTTAACCCGAACTTCTGCTCTGCTACCTGCAATATTTGCTCTTTTTTATAAGTTGGTTTTTCTTGCTCCTGTTTGCGAGACATGAGGCTTGGCTCCTTTCCTCAATGATTCATCGTAACGTCTATGAATCACTTCTAACGGGTCGTAAACCACCGGAGTATATGGGATATAAACGGTGTATTTCAGTTCAAATGATCGATCTAGGTTATCTGGCTTGCTCATGGTAAATCGACACTCTCGCAGGTATCCCACTTGCTTCTTATCCGGGCTGTAGAGTGGAAGAATCCAGCTCCGATCCGCAAGGTCTTGCCTGACAGCCAAAGATAACCTCGTAAGTTGGTCTATATCCTTTGCCATCAGAACAAAGTTCATCGTCCCTTTCTCTCGGTAGGCATCAGCACGCCGTGGTTCCGGAATACGAAATGGCTCTTCTACAAACCACATAGGCCGTTTAAAGTCCTTGGGTACAGAAAGGTTCTCTGTTTGGATACCTGTCAGAGAAAATAGCCAGTGTCGTACAGACAGCACATCATCACCCATCTGGAAACAGCCTCCTTGCTAAATCATCTAGCTCTTCTTTTACCAACTCGTCCATGATTGACTCAACCTCTGCTGTCGATCTCGCAAGATAGTGAACACCAGGAACACGCTTCCCTTTCAAGATCATGCCGTCTGGATGATCAGGGACATAGATGAATTTTTCTCGATCCCAGTACCCCGGTACAAATTGCCCTTTCCTCTGAGTGAACCCTTCTTCCACGTAACGCGCATATGACAGGTTGGTGCCTACCGTGATTTCAGCTCGAAGCCCACTTAGGACCAAATCAAATACATTTTCCTTGTGGCCAATAACAAGAGAGGCACGAAGAATCCCATCCCGTACTGGAACCCTATCTTGAGCTCCCCGCAACACCTGCATACCAGCCATTCGGGCAACCCGATCCATAGAAACATGTACTTCACGTTTGTGATGCTTTTTCAAACGTTTGTACATACGTTCCAGGTCTCTCTTATCTACCTTTGCCATCAGAATTCCGGTTCCTCTCCCGTGACAGGATCGATCATTGTAATCACTACTTCGTAATGATGTAAGCTTTCAGCTCCATACACAGGATAAGGGAGACTTACTTTATACAAGCTGCCTGCGAATTCAGGTTGCTCTATTTGGATTCGCATACCCGCTTTTAAATTTGTGTACAAGGTGTGCATGAGAAAGTCCTGAGGCGTAGCCTGTCGCCCTGTAAGTTGCTGAATGCGACCGGGGGAACCTGACACCCTGCAAGGCACTTTTTGAACAACAGGAAGCCATTCTGAGCGGTCTTTTCCCCCAGCGAAAGGGTCAGGTTCCCCCCCGACATCCAGAAGGGTAAAAGAGTGGCACAGAAGCCGCTTATATTCGGTTAAATCATCCACAGCTTTTGCCCCCTGTTCTTGCTATATTTTTTGAGGATACCTTCGACTTTGGGGTCATTGCTCACATAGGAAAACGTCTCCTGATAATCCCCTTGCTTGGTACTGCTCAATCGTCGATCTTGGGCCATGTCTTTGACTACCATTGCAACGGCTAATTTCAATTCTAGAGGGACTGGATCAGGTACCGTCACCTGTCCCTCCACATAAACATTCGCCCGTAGAATGACTGGACCAAGACAACTCAGTTCCCACGAAGCAAATTCAGCATAAAAACCGATCAGCTCACTACTTGTCAGAATTGCCATCGGTATTCACCGGTGTCTCTTCATCTGCCGCAGGGTCATCTTCCAGCTTATATCCCAATGGTTCGTACACGACTTCAAATGATTTCCGTGTCACTTTTATTTTTTTCTTGTCCTTGCCATTGGTGATTGTCAGCATATCATTTGGTTTTTTCATGAACGCTTGCTCCTTTCAATTCAATAATTAAGGTGTAGGTACAAATCCGGTAGGACGCAGGACAGCAAATGCCCCCTCTTTGATTACAAGGAACGCAACTTGGAACGTAGCTTTCAATGCAACCATGTCTTGCTCAGCAAGAGAAAGAGGCTTCCCATCTGCTCCAGTAATGGAGTGAAGAGTCGCCTCGCGTAAGATTTCATACTCGATATTTTTGAGAATGCCTGTCTTGGCCTTTTTGAAGTCACCAGCAATCAGGTCAGCTTTTGTTTTGTCCCAAGCACCATTTCTGCAGTACTCAATCGGCAGCGAATAAAGCGAATCTTCAGCTACTCCTTCACGTACAGAAGTAAGGTAAAGAGGATCACCTTGGCTATTTTTCAATCCGCGTAAGGATGTCTTTAATCCGGTATGCCCAGCAAACGCTCGTGGCTCTTGGTCATCAGCTTCAATCAGTGCCATGACATTGTTTACATCATCGGCCAGATTCTGACCCGCGACAGAACCGCGAGTAAAGCTGTTCCCTACATTGATAGCTGCCCCCAAGATGTTAGAGGTAAACGGTGACTCCGTCCCCATGATCGTAGCTGCATCCAATTTAGTATGGAATGCTTCAACAATATACGGCTTCAGTTCTTCAAACACATCGATTCGTGAGCGATCCAGTGCTTCCTTTGTCATTGGAATGATGACAGCCAGCTTCTTGGCGGTCAATGTAACCTGTGTCCAGGAAGCTGTCGAGGTTTTGATACGTTCTCCCTCCCCTACCCAGTAAGCTCCAGGCTTATCCAGAAATACTGGAATCTTTTTTGTTGCTGTTGTCATTGGTTCCAGTTCGGAAAGTTTCAAAATAGCCGAACCGCGGACTACATCCTTGATGATCTCTTGAGATGTCTCTTCCGGAATCAATCCGCTAAGACTGCTGCTGAACGTTACTCCCTCATTGAATCTTTGCAAATCGAAATGAAGTGGTGCTTGTTTTACCAGTGCCATGCTATTCATGAATGATTGCCCCCTTTTAGATGCGCTGCAATTTACGCAGGTCTGAGATATTTGGAATGGTAGACTTTTGATTGGCTGGTGGCTTTGCTCCAGGAGTAGTTCCCCGCGGGGTTTCATCTGCCTTCAACCACGGTTTAGAAGTGATCAACTCAGTAACATGCTTATCGATGTTTTTAACCTTGCCTGCATCCGTCACTTCCACCTTAGACAGATCAGCCAGACGAATCGCATCCGACAATTTATCTGGGTCAATCCCTTGCTTGATTGCCTCCAAAGTGAAGGCATTTTCAATCCGGAGAGATTGGATTGTACCATTGGCGTTCTTCAGGTCAGTTTCCCGCTCTACGAGCTTTTGTTCAGCAGTTTTTTCAGCCTCTTGCTTTTGCTTATGGGAATCAACGATTCCTTTTAAGTCATCTGCCTTTTCAATCCCCAGCCCTTTTAAGAAGTCAGTGACCGCGCCTTGTAGTGCGGAATCGTATTCTTCCTTAGAACCAAACGCTACCGCAGGCTTACTCTCCCCGCCTTTATCACCGCCACCATTTTGCTGTGCGCCTCCGTCAGATGCCCCAGAAGTTCCACCGGAACCGCCTCCATCATTACCACCTTGCCCACCTTCCCCTCCTCCATCATTGAATCGTTGCAAGCGAAATAACCATTGTGACTTTTTCACTTCGTACCTTCTCCTTCCTGATTTTGAATTTCTAAAGACACGTAATCCGGGTATTGCTGGGCAATCGCTTGAATACCAAGTAATGCTGTTTGCATGATGGTAGAAACCCCTGCGCAAACAATGTCCTTTCCATGCTCGGCATAATTCGCATGACCAACGGCATGGATTTTCATTTCACCGTTGTCCAGAAATGCTTGAACCTTGATCACATCGATCTCGCCTCCTTTCAGGCAATAAAAAAAACAACACGGTTTATCGTGCTGTTACGCTGCCAATCCTTTTTTGTCAGCCCACTCTTTAAAAGTGCACGCAGAGGTGTATCCTCTCTCCTGAGAGATACGATAAGCACGCTGTCGTTCCAATTTCTCCAAGACCTTAGATTTGAGTACAGGCCGCCAAAACGATCGGCAATTTGGATGATTAGGTATGCGTTCACCCTCACGCCCTGGATTGTCGGCTGTGTCATAATCAAGCGGATATCTTTTGCCGTCCAGCTTGCGGCACTCAGAAGAAGTCCGCTTGTCCAACGTGGCACAAAATTCCTTTTCGCTCACAATATCTGAATTGGCTTGGTAGGCCATGGTTTGCCCTTGGGCAGCAGCCCGGTTTAGTTCTGTACGAGCAAGGCGTTGGGCGCTTGACCAACTCTCTGATGTCCTTTTCGTAATCTCCTTAGCTGTTCGGGTCACACCCCATCCCTGGGTTGCACCCTGAGTAATTACATCTTCCATGGCTGCCGCCAACAGGTCAGTACGCAAGCGAATCCGTTTGGAAAAATGCCTGCCTTTCCATGGTCGCTCCAATGCAGCAAGTACCATCCCGGTATTCATCTGTGGAAGCCGAACCTCTACTTGTGCATCCTGTTCAAGAAAATAGAGGTGATGGAACAGGCTGAGCTTGTACTCTTCCGCCCATGTGATTCGTAGTTGCTGCTCTTCTTCCATTCGGAGGGTGTGCAAGATAGTTTTTATGCTTGTCATGATGAGGTCGAGCCGTGCGGCGTTATAAATCAAGGACACTAACTCTTCTCCGCTTTCAGCAAATCGGGCGTAAAGGTCAGTGATTTCTTGTACAATGCTTTTATTGGCTTTGGAGAACAGTTTTTTTATTTTAACTCCATGCTTTTCGATTCTCGTTTCCAGTTCCTCTTGGTAACGTTCCTCTCTGCTCATGCAGCGTCACCTTCTGAACTCTTTTCATCGTCAGGAGGCGTGTCATCATCTACCGGTTCCTTGTCTTCCAATGCGTCCGGGTCAAGTATTTTCATTCTGCGTTCGGCCTCTTCGTCTTGTTCTTTCAGCAGTTTTTCACGAGATGCCCGCGGATCATCCACAAACGGTAGCAGCGCCAGCCTTTCCTCATGAGACAACTGACCAACCAGTTTCGTCACGATCTCCACCATTTCCACCACATTTACTGGCATGTTCTTACTGAATTTCACATCGACAGCTTGGTAATCCCACTGTTTTCTATATTTCTGATTCAGCATCCCAGTAAGAATACGAATTCGATTACGAAACCCTTTCCCATACTGGCGCATCTTTATGCCCGCCTTAATGTCGGCATGGTAAAAGATGATCTTCAATGCAATTCCGGACGGAGCTGTCCCCACCTGATCAGGTCGAAGGTGCGGTGTTCCAGTTTGGTCAAGAATCGCTTCGATCAATCGGTTGATGGTGTTTTCCTCATGAGTGTCCTGCAGGTCCCACGTGACCGGAACGGCTTTTTTGCCTACAAGGATTTGAGAGCTTGACCACATCTTAGCGAGATACTGTTTTTTCTTCTCTACATCTGTGATGAGTTCTCCCTCTGCGTCATACAGGAGTAAATCATCAAGATCCAAATCTTCAAAAATGACTTTTGGATTCTTGAAATATTCCTGCACATCTACCTTACCAGTGACAGCCTTGTTAATCGCATCCATAAGCTGCTTCAGGTCTGAAAGATCGCCCATCCCCTCAACCATCCCATCATCGCGGTTTTGCTGATGTTTCCGACGCCGATTGACGTAGTGCGTCCAAGGGACAACGGGCTTCTGCTGAAACTTACCATCTTGGTCCTTTACGCGGACAGTGATGTTATGCGAGACGGGATTTTGTTCCCTGCTCATATCCAGAACAAAGTTAGTCCCTTCTTGTCGGAGGTAAGTAATCTCGTTTTCATCGTATACTTCAACCAACTTAGTCTTGGTGTTTCTGCTAACATCCGTCATCGTATAGTACCGAATAACCGCAATCAGCTTGGCTTTAACCGTCGTGTCATACACAGCGATACACTCGTCTGCTTTGAACTCAGTAATGCAAATCTGTCCATCCTCGTCAAAGTAGTAGTATTCGAATACTTCTCCATCGATAGAACCGTCCTCGATAATATCGTAAGACAAGCTCTCTTCATCGTTATCCATCAGGACGGCCTGCAGCTTTTTAACGTACTCTTCCACGTCTGCTCCTGCCTCATTGGAAGAATAGCGAATAGGGTTACTTGCAATGTATGAAGTACCGAAGTCGATAATTTTCCGAGCAAAATTTAAGACGATTTTGTTATTCGGCTTACCCTTTTCCTCTTGTTTGTGGAGAATGTCCTGGTCTCCATCGACATACCTTCGCATGAGCGAGTAGTCCTTCGTCTGATGCTTTTTTATCAGATCTGATACCCACCGCCACGAATTGTTGGCTTTGTTTTCTTCGTAAAACTGCTCCAGCAGCATCGTTTGCATTTTCGTCACCCCCTAAATTGTTTTTTGGAACCATCACCATAACTGGACGTATACAATTCTTGAGGTGATTGAAATTGGCTACGTTTTTCTTTTATTTGTGCGCGATTGTTTTATTTGCAACGATTATTTTGGCTATCATTTTCAGGAGAAATAAAACTACAAGCCTTGGAATTATCCTAGCTGGCTTAATGGTTTGTATCCCACTATTTTTCCTTGCAGATTGGGGATTAAAGAACCAACACAAGGCCGAAATAAATCGTGTAATTACAAAAAATCATGGTACGGTTATTGAAATTGATAAAGTAGATGCAAAGGAAACTCCTTTTTATCTGGAAGCCAGTGCATCCAACCGTTATTACAAAGTAATTTTGAATTGAACAACGAGAAAATCATTGGCTGGTATAGATCTACTAACTCCATCAATGACATACACTCCACACCTTCAAAAGGATATCCTGAAATGTGGATTTTACCTGAGTCTTTTGATACGAGTTATTAGGCCACTTTCCAAGGGATGACCTTGAATCTGCTGATCAGCAACTGATGAAACACCTTGCTGTTCCAAACTAGATACCGAAGACCATCCATAGAGTGATCATTTTCCTTCACTGGCACCTCAGCGCGGTCGCCTGTAACATCTTCCGGATATCTGTAGTTCGTCAATTCTTGAATGACCTCTTTCAAATGATCGGAAATGAAAATGTTTGGCCTGCCGTTGTCACTCTTCACTTTAAACAGAGTGGAGACAGCCCGTATGCCTTCTTTCAAGTGCTTCTGAGCTGCTTTAGCTGGCAAACCATTAGTCAGATACGTTTTAATGTTGCTGGCGTCCTCTGAGTCACACCAAAACATTTTGATCTTCCACTTCTTCATGATCTCCTTGTCTTGAGCCACCCAGCAATCTGAGCTGCCGGGGACAAGAATCTCCATTTGAGCCTTGTAGATGGCATCAACAACCCACAACTCTCCGTTGGCGGTCATTGCCCCAACGAGAGTAACTCCGGGGTTGGTAAAGCCCCAGTCTTTGCCCGCCTCAATGTGAACAAAATGTCCGTCTTTGAACTTCTGCTCGCAAAGAGCGCGCGGTACAACATGTATCGATCGGTCAAATTCCTCGTAAACCTGCCCAAAAAACACATCGAACCGGGCGAAAATCTCCCGGTCAACATATCGTTTCGGCATGGTTTCAATCATGCGCTGAATATTCTTTTGCAACTCCGGCAAGGGGTTGTCCTTGCTCGTCCAGTAAAAATTTTGCCATTCTGGATCATTGCGATACTCGTCCAGTTGGCCGCCTGCTTGCGTATGCTGCCCATTCAATACGATGTCATGGTAAAACCAGTTCATTCCCTCTGGCGTGGTCGTCCAAACGCTCCAGCCTCCTTTATCAGCGAGAGCATAAGATAGATATCCGCTCCATGTCTGCTCCTTCATCTTGGAAGCCTCATCAAGCCACACGCCATCCAGCCCTTTACCGACTAGCGTCTTCGGATTGTCGGCAGATTTAAACTGAATGAGGATGTACCCTTTCAGCCACACCCGATTCTTAGACAAGTCCCAGCTCTCGATCATTTCCTCTGGGATGACTGCTGCCAGCTCTTCCTGCTGTATCTCTGACATGGAATATGTCGGGGAAATGCACCAGTATTCTAGCCTGGGCTTCGGTTTTTTCATCACCTTCAAATTACGAGGTGGCTTGTACGGCAGTCCCTTACCTGCCTCAATATCAGCAAGGATGTTATCAAAAAACTTGCGAGCTCCCACGTTTGTTTTACCACCACGGCGTCCGCAGTTCATGACCACGTTACGGGCATCACATTCCATGACTTCAATCTGTTTGGGGTGAGGTGTCCAGTTCTCAAATGGATCAAGGTCAAGCGCCAGACTTGTCACGCGACCACCTCCGTACGGTGATCTCTTTCTCTTGCCCACCGCCATTGCTCAGTAATTGTGCTTTTAGCTGTATGGCCTTCAATTTCTTGTCCTGGACTCGGGTCAGGGCTTCCTCGAGAGACAGGATATCTTCAATCGCTCGATACTCCGTCTCTTCGATTTCAGTCGTGACCAACTGATTTCGAGTAAGCACAACTGTCTTGGATTGCCCAGACTTTTCATCGTGGACCTGCACAGGCTCCTTTATGGAGACCCTCTCTTGAAGGACACGACGCTGTTTTTCCGTTAATCCTTCCGTCAGTTTGCGAATCCGCATCATCATTCGGCGTTCTCTGATGCTAAAAAAACGAAGCTGCTCATTTACTTGAGCCATTGGATCGAGGTCAATTTGCTCGTACAGTTCGAGCTCCTTCTCGTCAAGGGTGTCAAGCCAGATGGTTTCATATTCACCTGTTTTAATGGCATTATGATTCCGTAATGGTGCGCCGCCTCCAACGTTTCCTACTGCATTTTTATTACCAGTAGGAGCACCACCACTTTTACCGAATGCGTTTTTGTTCCCCTTGGGTGCCCCGCGTTTTCTTGTTGTACAACTTTCATCGGGTGAGTGTTGTACAACTTTCCACTTATCACGCTGTTTCCAAACAGCAATGACCTTCTCATTTACCCCTAGCATTTCAGCGATCTGTCGGTTAGTTACGTTTCCGTTGTGTTCCAGCCAAATTTGATACGCTCTGTCTCGATTCGGATTTCTCTCCCTAGGCATTACATATCACCTCACCTCCGCAAGGGATTGAATTGTGTTTGAATTAAAATTGAAACAAATACCCTATTAATTCGTACAAATTACCAAACAAAAGAAAGAGGTAATGTCATGGAATTAAAACTTTCCGATATTCTTACCATAATCCAGGCAGTTGCAATAATAATTGCTGGGCTTATCGCGATTACACATTACTGCTTCCAACATCAACGTAGGCAATCCAAAATTGCATTAATATTGGAAACTTACAAGCTACTCCCTGTGATGATAGTCTTTTTTTTACTCTCTCTCATATCATTTTTGACCCCCATTTTTATAGAGGGCGCCAAGCTTAGTGATGCATCTGTCAAAATTCTAATTATTAATATAGTTGCACTAATAGCCGCATTCGTAGAAATAAAAATACTAGCAAAATACGCAAACGAAAAAATTAAAAATGTGCTGTATATTATCTTGTTTTTCGTTCTGCTATATTTCGATCTCAAATTGATGATCCCACATATAAACGAAATCAGTTTTTTTGTAATTGCATTGGGATGTTTCACGCTACTATGCTATTTCGTGTCGGCTTGTGTTAATTTGTACTCTTTGTTTTTTAATGACATGAAAGGTGCAAATATGTTATTCAAGCTTCAAAATGGGGAGGAGTTCTCTGCTGAGTTACTCTCTGAAACTAAGCAGGGGGACTTCATAGTAAAAAAGGCTTCCGAGCCCAACACAGAATATTGGATAAATCGTGATCAAGTTATACACATAGTTAAGGAGGTTCCAAGAGTCAGAAGTTAATTTCTTTCTGCAGCTCAATGTCCAACTCTATCAGCTTCTTCAAATCATCCACCGTTTTAATCTCGATGTGGCCTGATTGGAAGTCCTTAACCCACTTTGCAATAGCTGCTTTCACGACTTTTCGGTACTGCTCCTTTGATTCCAAGATACTCTCCATGACAGCGATCTCGTGTTGAAGAAGTAGGTCACCTGCAGAAGAACAAGAACGTTTGTTTGTATTTTTCATTGTGTCGCCCTCGGCTTTCCTGTAAAATGGAAAACGAGATAGCGAGTGATGACTACTGCGGCCGCAGGTATCGCTATCTCAGCCGGGGTGACTCGGTTGCTTAGGGGGACGTTGACGCGTCTCCCTTTTGCTATTTAAGCAGCTTCTCCAAGTCTTCTATTGAGTACAGGTTCAATGCCTGTTGCTTCGAAGAACCTCCTTTTGATGACATCACAGAATTTTGGATCAAGCTCCATGGTTCTACAGCTACGCCCCATTTGTTCGCAAGTCATGAGTGTTGAACCGCTGCCGCCGAAGAGATCTACAACGATGTCATCCTTTTGACTACTGTTACCAATTGGAATTGCCAACAATTCAAGTGGCTTTTGGGTAGGATGAACGTACTTACTGACGTCACCGCGTGAGACCTCCCAAACTGAATCAGGCTCTTGTTTATCCCCTAGTAGACCTGACCGCCACACAGTAGTCTGCTTGCGATCGCCATACCATGCCGGAGCTTGTCCTTTCAAATGCGCATAGAATACTGGTTCATGTTTGAACTTGTACTGAGCAAATCCAAATGTAGCTGCATTCTTTACCCAGATACATTGCGTACGGACCACAATACCTGCTTCGTTCATTTTCGATTCAAACTCACGTTGATAGCTGGACGGATGGAATACGTAAATAGCCGCTTTGTCATCCATTAGGTCCGAATAGTTCTGAAATGTGTACCCTAGAAACTCCTTAAATTGCTCCATTGGCATATCATCGTTCATGATGCTCGCCCTGCCATCTGCAGCAAGCTCTGAAGAATCACTCTTGAATGCAACGTTATAGGGCGGGTCAGTTACGACCAGGGCTGCCTTTACTCCATCCATGAGCTCTTGGACGTCATGTCGACTGGTAGAATCTCCACACATCAGTAGATGCCTTCCAAGTCGCCATATATCTCCCTGCTTTGTCTCGGGCTCCTGGATCTCATCTAAAGCCTGCTGAACGTCGAAATCATCGTCAACGACCGGCTCCTCTATATGGATACCCAGGTATTCACTAAGTAGTTCTGTGACTTCTTCCTCGTCAAAACCAGACAGCGAGATATCCAAATCGCTTTCCTTGAGATCAGCCAGTACATAAGCTAACTTCTCCTCATCCCAATCCCCGCTGATTTTGTTCAATGCTAGATTGAGTGCTTTTTCCTGGTTATCATCCAGATCAACGACTGAGACCTCAACCTCTGCTTCTTGCAGTTCGTTGATGAGAATTTTTAAACGCTGATGTCCACCAACGAGGTTTCCTGTTCGTTCATTCCAGATCAGAGGCTCAACATAGCCAAATTCCTCGATGGACCGTTTCAGCTTTTCGTACTCAGGATCACCCGGCTTCAGGTCGATCCGTGGATTATATTCTGCGGCTCTGATCATAGAGACTGGAATTTTCCGTATGTCCATGCTATTCAGTCCTTCCTTAAGACACAGTAAGAATGAAAAAGCCAGCCTAAGCGAGTGACAGCTTTCTGAGCCGTCGCTTTGCCTTTTGGCTGGCTTTGATCTTTACGAATTTTGAGCTGCGACCTAATGGACGAAATACTTTTACGATCTCGTCCGACCGGCGTAGCACTTCCTCCGTGTAATATATTTCCCCTGTCGCTGAGTCGACATATTGGCGCACTACATTTCACCCACCTCCAAAAGAAAAACACCGCTAGGGTGTTTTTTGCTCTACATCTTTTTTTTGTTTGGATAAATCCAAGTTGAGCCTTTCATATTAAATTCATATAAAACCTCAGGCTCGTCATTATCATGTAATAATAGCAGTGTATCCTTAGCTCGCTGCACATCATGGACTAGTTTGAGCCTTTCATTTTTGAGAGTGTTGTATTCAATAGATACATTATTAAGATCGATAGTAGCTCCTGCCTCTATACCTGGGGGAACGAGTGGAACAAATATTTCGATACCCTTTTCAAAAACCCCAATATTAACATTAATATCGTATTTTTTCTCTTCTTCATATGAAATGTCAATTTGGATCTTACAATCAAAAATCGCGTCAGGGTTACCGAAGTGAGCCAACTTTAAAAATGATGTATTTATACTTTGTTGTTCACTATCTTTTATACGGCTTATTAAATCTGAGTAACCTGGCGTATCTATTATTCTGCTATTTTCATTCGTGTTAACATTAGTTAGTCTGAGTGGAGCTGTAAAATCGTGCACCTGAATATAGGATCGATTATTTTTTCTATCCTGGTTATCCTCTTTCTCTTTTTGCTTTTGAAATGAATAAATAGCTATGGTTATTGCGCCAATTAAGCCAAGGTAACTCCCCCAAAAACCAATCCATGCATTTGTATCACCGTTCACACCTGGAGCACGCCAAGACATTATCACGTAATTAATTAAAATTGGCGATAAAAATAACCAGACGTATACATTTTTTATAAGTTTCACTTTTCTCCCTCCAATACTTCCACATTTCGACAGAAGAGAGAATTTTCCTTTTAACGTCCATCGAACAGGGAGCGAGTGACCTGAGTCTCGACTCGCAAATAAGTCCCTGTTTACTGGGCGCTACTTCCCATCACCATAACATAATTGTCGCAATGACGAACCTCCAAGCAGATCGGTCATGGCCGTTATCGCAACGAACGATACAAATACAATGTAAACAGCATTTAATACGCTATCACATATTCCCCGTACCCTTCGCCGCAACTCCAAGGCATGCTTTGTGTTAAATCACATCATGCGTGCTAGGACTCCTGCTGCTCTGCTTGGTAAACCAACAGCTTTCATCGTCCATTCGACATGTACCGGTGCGTCATTGATAAGGGATAGACGGTATCTCCCAAGAGCCGATGTCGCTTGCTCTTGACTCAAGATTACCGTCCATAACATTTCAAATCGTCCTGCCTTTTATCCCTGATTTTGTCCGGGTTTTATCCAGCTTTTTGTCGGGTTTTTGTCGGTCTTTTCGGCATAAAAAAGACACTCAGATCATCCCGAGTGCCGTAGCAATTTGACGTATAGCATCTTTTTTTCTCTCATAGTATTGGTCCTTTGTCAGGCCCATATCAAGATAAACGTTGATGTCTTTTACACGTGATGTGCTGAGATACTTCTCTTCGATGATCTGACGCTCTACTTCATCCAACGAATACTGTAATGCCCTTTCAATCTGTCTTGCTTTCAACTCATTCGTGGACTCAGACTTTTGAAGCCGTGGAAACAGTTGATCGATACCCTTCTCCTGTCGCTCTTGTTTATTTTGTACAGCAACACGAAGGGCTTTATACTCTTTTAATGCTTTGACAACAGCCTTTCTGACTTCTTTTTCATCTACTGGTTCCAGAAATGACAGTTGCTCTTGTGCGCTCATCTTTCCAATTCCCCCTCGCGGCAAGCCCGTGATATAATTAGTTTAGGCGAACATATATACGGGCTCCCATTTGGGGGCTTCTTTTTTTGTCTCTTTTAATTGACTCCCGAAATAGTATGTTAAATAGACTTTTTACTTTAAAAGGAAACAACAACCATATTTTTACGTATAACATGTAACCGAAAATATTGGAGTGATTATAGAATGTTCACAAATGACTTTGGACCATCTTTCTCTAGTGGTTTTGGTCCGCCCTGGTGGTTTTTAGTGATTGCTGGAATAATTGTACTTTTCATCTTAGGAGCGATTATAAATGGTATCAGGATTTGGATGTCAAATAATGCCTCCCCAATCTTAACTCAACCTGCAAAAATAATTGGTAAACGCACTAGCACTTCAGGTGGCGGTAATGATACCAGTGTATCCACATACTATTACCTTACTTTTGAACTCAGCAATGGAGAAAGACTAGAATTCCATGTAAAAGGTAGTGAGTATGGCTTGCTGGTCGAAGGTGATACAGGCATATTAACTTATCAAGGCACCCGATATAAGGAATTCAGCAGACGGCCTTTGTAAAATAGGGTCGTCTTTCTACATTTCTATCTCCTTTCTATACCCCCTTCATCACAATTTCTCATGTGTTAAAAATCCTGCAGCAACTCTAGGTTCAATTGTTCAGTCCGATCTCTAATTATTGAATTCCCCCATTTTTTCAACTCATGTAAATTAGTCCAAGCATTATTTCTTTTCCTTCATATGTTGATCCTACGAAACTTAAATTAGTGTAGAAGGTGAAAACGTGAAAAAGAAAAAAAGATCATCATCCAAGATTGTGAAAAAAGGAGGCGTAAAACGGACAAAAATCATCACCCTAAGTCGGAAAAATGTACGTATAACAGAGAGTCTCGGAAATGGCTTTTGGCGCCACAGGTTTCAGCCCATCGAAATTAGACCATATTCATATGAATATATTAACTTGATACCAGCACCAGAAGGTACTAGGAGGGTTATCAGCGCTGGATGGATCATTGAACAACTTGAACCTGTATATGTGCTTGCAAATTACCCACTTGGACTAGATAGATGGTTTATGCAGATCTATAACCCAACTAACGCTTATAGAAGAGTATTAACTTGGGTAATAACTAAATCGCCATAAAAGGAAATTTGATGGACACGCAGCTGTTCAATTGCTTTGGTTTTGTCAGAAGTCTCGATATATCGAGCAAACATTTCGACTCCTGTCTCCTTGCAGGAGTTTTATCTTTTCGCTTGCAAATTAACTAGGAAAATATGTCTGCTACGCTTCATTCGACTTTCCTCTTCTCACAAGTAATGTTTTGTTAAGCTAATGATTTTTCACTGACGTTGTTGTAAGATAATCCCAGCACCATCAGCGAAGAGGAATGATTATGTGATTACATCCGCCGAAGAATTTGTAAGACTTAGAACAAGTGAGAATCCTGATGAATATCTTCGTGCAGCTTGGGATGAAGCCCCATTGGATGTTTGGCATGAGGTAATTCAACATTATCCAGACATGTCTTTTTGGGTTGCTCAAAACAAAACAGTTCCTATTGAGATCCTCAAGCTCCTTGCAAAAAATCCAGAGTGGAGAGTTCGAAGCATGGTCGCTTCAAAAAATAAGCTCCCTGAAGAATTGCAAGTAAAACTTGCTCATGATCCTGACTTTTCCGTTAGAAGGAGCATTGCCGCTAATAAAAAGGCAACTCTCAAGGCCCTTCAAATTCTTGTTGATGAACAAGATGATGACCTTAGAAAACTTGTTCTTGCAAGAATTGCTGAAGGTCGACACAAATAACTTAATTTGAAATGTAGCTACCTAGAAGGAACACCTAGTCTTTTATCCGTAACGACGCTTAAATATCCAAAAAACCATTGCCGGTTTATTCCCATCCGCAGAAACATTATCTTACGTACTACTTGTATCCCGTTCCCCTCCCCAATTCCAGAGTCCTTGCTGCCCTTTTGCTGGCACCGGATCGATTCGTTTTACGTTCGTCATTTCCCAGGCGTACCGACCTGGTTCAAACCATCCGAAGAGCCTTTCATGTCCGTCGATCCTTATCGACTTGTGTCCGGTTTCACCGCCATACGCAATGATTCCGTCATCCGATAAAGAAATTGGGAGACAATCATTAAGACTACATGTTGCCACAATCGCCCCGGTTGGCAAATTGTCTGCTGTATACCCGTGCAAATCCAAAACACTTCGGAAAGGCTCTTGTAGGCAAATCTCCTTGTCCACTTTCTTAGCGGCATGAATCCCAATGGGTCCGCGGTACCTAGTTGGCCAGCCTCTAGTTTCGAATCGTTTTTCCCCGAGGGCGATCAGTGTCGCCCATGGCTGGTGAATGGTTATGGCTTTCACTTGGTTCCCTCCATTCAAGCTGCTTCTATAAGCCTGCTTCGCAGTTTCTTTATGTCATCAATAAGCGCTGCCTTGTCTTCGGGAAAAAACAGCATCATATCCAGCTTGATATCTATCAAATCTTTGATTTCCTTCACCGACATATCCTGTTCCAAGAATTGCTCGGTTGGAGAACCTAAGCCACTAAATTGGAATCTTGATGAACAATTGAAGAGAGTTCTGGATGTTAAAAATATTGGCAACCAATAATTATTTCCCTACACAATTTGTAAAGCAACTTCCTAATGTCCTCCATATGGGATACAATTGGTATTTGTTGGATTTCCTAAGGAGGATTTGTAATGTATGAACCATTGATTTTTAAAATGCTGTTACTTCTTGTCTTATCTCTTGGAATACTACTGATTGCAATATTTCCATTGATCGGAAAAGTACATAAAGGGTTTGCTACGGTAAGTTTAGTTGGTGGATTATCAGTAATTTTGCTCCTGCTATTCATCATTTTCGGACACCCTGTCCTTAGAGAGGCGATTTTTACATACGGTTTATCTTTCTGAGCACTGTGTATCCAGCGTCATACAGCTTCTTCGTCGAACACATCAAACGGTGTATTCCTACTCTCATCACGGATGTATGTGGTCCATCTAACTTTGCATGGATCGCATTGCATGTGGGCTATGATGGACCAAGGGCATTGACGCTTGAAGTCGATACGCCGCAGCTCACGGCCCTGCTTACCGCAACACTTGCAATCAAACTCGTGAAATTTCCTCATCCCGTACACCTCACTCGCACAGGCCGTAAGCGCTGGAACACGCTGGCACGTTTTCAAATTCGATTGCTTTGACAAGATCAAGCTGCTTCCCACCATATGAAGTCTTGGACCAATCTACCCACTCGTAGATGTCGTTTCCCTGACCGTGGGCCGTGGGAAAGAAGGTTGCGGCTCCACGCTTTGATGCAAGCTTGACCAACTGCTCCCACTCAGCCACCCTCGCTATTTCCTCCGGGAACCTTCGGGCTATTTCAAAAAGTTCTGCCTTGTTGCAGTTGATGCATGGCATGCAGCCGACCCGGCCCATTCCGAGCTTGTACAACGGGTTTGGTTCGATGTTGTGGCGACGATGCATTGCGAAAACGTCTGCTACCGTCCAGCGGATCAATGGTCGGTAAACTGAGAATCCTTCCCCGTCTTCATGCTCAGGCAGGTTAGCCCGCGCTCGGCTCTCTTCGGCCCGTACACCTTGCCAGCTTACGATGTCGTATCCTTCAAGTAGTAGCGGTTCATACACCTGTTCCTGGATGACCTCCACCTTTAGAAACTGAGTGCAGAACCTTGCTTTGGTCGAAGGGAATCTGCCCTTCCAAAGGCACAGGTCAAGAAACGGAATTCCGGTAGGGTGCAAAGCCATCAAGGCTCTATCCACCACAGCAGCTGCTTCAGATTCGCTCATGCCTTTCTGTTCGGGTAGCCATTCCCAGTCACCAGATTTATGTGCCTTTTGCTTGTCTACTGGCTCCCAATCTGGCCTATCATCAGGCTCATCATCTTCCGAATACTCATAATGCCAGCGACCCGGGACGTCTGCTGTCAGCTTTCGAGGCCAGTGCTCTTGAACATACAATCGCTTCTTTGCGATCCGTTCGGTGAAATCTGCTTTCACCCGTTTGATAGCACCGAGCTGTTGTTCCAAATAGCTAAGATATTTGTATGTCATTGGGTGTTCATGGCCTGTGTCTGCGAAGACTGGGATTACTGTCTGTCCCAGTTCCTTTGTTGCGTAAATCCACATTGCGGCGCTGTCTTTGCCGCCTGATACCGAGAGGACGTTTGCTATTTTCAATCCCCGTCACCCCTCTCTTTTCTCCCTGAGCAATTTACAAAGCCTATAATCCGCACATATTTTCCAATAAGTCCTAATATCGTTAATGTATCAACGAACCATTTTGAAATGAGGTGACTTTATGAAAAAGTTATTTGTTATTGCATTTACTGTTGCTATGCTTGTAGCTCCTTTGTCGAGCGTGCAAGCTGCTGAACCCGATTGTGGCTACCCGCCTGGCTGGGGTGGTGGTGGTAGACCCTACGATTGTACGCCTATACCCCCAATGTAATTTGTGTAAGCCTCCACTTGGGGGCTTTATTCAATTGAGCTTGTGTTCCTATCTTTTTTGTTCCAGTCTCCTCGTGGCATAATGATGACGAAGGAGTTGGTCACGTGGAAAAGTCGTTTTACTATTCGGTGTCTTGGTCCGAAGTGGGTTACTTGAAAGAAACATTACAATCTATGGAGATACCGTTTGCTATTGAACAGCCCTCGGATAAGCTGAAGCTTACTCCTGGAGACGTTGCTTTTGTTTTCCCTGATATGCATGTAAGGGTTTATCGCCATATTCATGAGCTATTTGGCAGCCATGGGCGAGCTTACCCCAGATAATTCATTCGGTAAAACGCCCAGTCTGTCGTAACATTCAGTGGTCTAGCTACCTGTTGTCCTTGACCGTCTCATACGGTCTAGCATTCCCATTAGTTCCGGGTCATCACGTAATAAGCGCGGTGATTCCCGGGACTGGAACGCCCCTGCCCTTTCTTGCTCCATTTGCCACTGAACAGATGCTGGGAGACTGTCTGCTCTTAGCTTGCTATCTCTGATCGGTACAACCTTTTGCGATTGCTGTTGTTGGAACTCCTGATTAGCCTTCTCTGCTTGTTCAGCAGTACGCACCCCTTGAACGAACATCTTCTCAAGCGTTCCTTTTGCGTAATCCCAACCCTTACCTTTTTCGGCTGCATATCGCATTACCCAAGCCAACATGTCCAGCTGTAACCCGTCATCGAGATAGCTATGTAATAACTGCATGATGACTGGATTAGGGTCAAAGTTGAAATAGTATTTATATTGGTCAATCACGCTGTTAAATACATGTAGGTCCCTACCACCTACCACCACGACGCTTTTATACCGTGCCTTGGAATCAGTAGTAGTGGTATCAGGAATCAGTTTAAGGGAATCAGGAATCAGAGAATCAGCAGGGCTTTTAGTAGGCTCGTCACTACCTAGGTACGGAATTTCCGAGGAAAGCCCTAGGCTGTTCTGAGGCTGTGCCTTACCTTGGTCGGTCACAGCCCTAGGCTTGTCCTTACCTACTTCGGGCTTTGGTATTTTGCTCGCTGCTTCTCTATGATGAGGATTTTGATGGTCCTTAAATTTTGGAATACTAATGAAACGCTCTCCATCCACTTCGTATCTGATGATAAAGCCAGCGTGATGTAATTCCTGCAAGCACTGGTCTACCTCGACATTCTCATATGGGAAAAGCTCACCCTTAATTCTCTTTGGTCTATCCTCTAGAAACCCCTCACGATCAGCTAAGCACCACAAACCAATGAACAATAATCTTGTGTGGGGACTGAGATCAGACAGGTCCTCGTTTTTAAAAAATCCTGGTTTGATGTTCCTTGCTCTAGCCACTTCCCTCAACTCCTCCCGGCTATGATGCTCCTCCCTGATAGAAAGGAAGGAGAGTGCTTTGTTGGTATTCAATAAACGCTAAGCGACCCGCTCGCGTGTTATGAGCCTTCCAGTGACACGTCCCAGTCTGTGTAACTGGTCCGCATGCCAATGCAACGTTCCAGGGCTCCCCAGTTCCTCCTTGGCTTCGGAAGATAATGTGGTGCCCTTCTAATGTCCATACTTGCTTACTACTTTTCTTACAAAGCACGCAGCAGCCCTTATCCCGTTCCCACACCTCAGCGAGAACTTTGGAAGTAATCTTCCCGCGATCCTTTTGTTTCTTAACTCTTCGCTTAAATGTAGGTTTAGGAACGGCTCGAACTTCAATGAACATGCTCATTTTTATCGCCTTCCTTTTGTGCAAGTACTCTATACTGCTTTATCTTGATTGGAGTCCATTCCGGATAGTACCTCCTCATGAATGCCGCTGCGAATCGTTTTAGCGTCTCGGTATCTTCAAACACTCGATACATGTCGGGGAGTAGAAACCATCGCTCTATCATTACTCAGCTGCCTCTTCATCGGGTTCAGCCTGACCTTCTTCTACGACCTTATAATCCACATCGAAAATGTTGTCTGACTCAATTCCGTTATCTTTCCGAAGCTTCAGAACGGCTTCATCAGTCGAAAGCTTCTCCTGCACTTCGATGCTAATCGGCATGTATTTCGCCATTTCCTTGATGCAGGTTTTCTTGCACATACTCTCAAAGTGGTCTTTCCATGGACCTACTAGCTTTCCGTCTTTTTTGGCTGCGGAATGCGCCATGGCATGCTTTTGGCATTGCTCGGCAGTCATGGTTACAAAATCAAAAGCTCCATCTTTTAGTCGATAAGCTGAATAGTAACGAACTGGCTTCCCTTGATCATTTGCTCCCCTAGATTTAATCGCCCCGATAGCTTGGGCCATCATAATGTCCATGAAATCATCCTTATTCGGAGTGAAGTTCTCTAGGTGGTGCAGCATATCAAAAGGAACATGGACTAGACGCTTGTCCTCACCTTTGATGTAAATGAACAAGTCGTTTTCGTAGACGGTCTCAGCATAAATCTTAGAAACATCACCAGTGCGCCGAATCAAATCAATCTGTCCTTTATATCCAATCTGAAACTGGCATTCCATTTGCTTAGTACGGTTGTTTTTGAACGGAACTAAATAGGCGTGTCCGATTAAATTAGGCTCCAGTCCCAACGTCGCGCAGTTCATTACAGCTCCGACAATTGAAGCAGGTGTGCAATCAATAAGTGCTGGTGTCCTACTGATAGCTGTTAATGTGATTCGAGCTAAACGCTCCGGTGTCATGTGCTTTGGAACCAACGATTTAATAGCTTGAAAGTTGTCGGCAAGCTCTTTCTTGATCACTGCGTTAAAGTTTTCAGCCTTAGTCATCGTGCGCTGTGCTAACTGCCCGGCTAAGGCTGACTGATTTACCGTCTTGGCTTCAGACATTATTCATCGCCTCCAATTACCCGAAATATTCGGCCGCGCTTCCCGGTCTTCCATGTAAACCGAAGATCCCCTTGAAAATACGCTCTTTCGCTTGTCTGCATATAGCCCTTAATCTGATTCTTTGCTGCTTCCTCTCGCTGTTCGGCTTGGCTTTTAGCTACTCTTGCTAGATGCAACTCTTGGATAATCGGGTATGCCTCCTCAGGTAGCTCAATCGAAGAATCTGAAACAGATTCAGGAAATGCATCCTTGAGATACTCAGTATCTTGATGAGAAAAGACTGGCGGAACTTTTGCCATCACATGCTCTTCCCAGAATCCCTTTTCAATAGTAATCAGGTTCTTGATCAGCTCTTCATCCCGTTCGATCACGCGCCATTGGAAATCCCAGCCCCCAATTAGCACCGCGATGAACCATCTATCTGCCCCAGTAACAGCCATGTAATGGTTGCATTGAAGAATGTATTCCGTTGGAGCCTGCGTACCAGACCAGTCATCCTTGCAATATTCAGATGTGTTCTTGCATTCCAAGCCTGCATTCTGTCCAGGTAGCCAGCGATCAATGTTTGCTAACATGAAGGGATGCTCAGGATGCTGGAATATCGCGTTTTGGCGCCATACTTTATATCCGGTATCCTCTGCAAACCACTCAGCAATAACAGGTTCCAGAAGTCGTCCTGCCTTCATTTTTGGATTGTCCTCTACCGGAGGTAGCTCTCCCAATTTCTCTAGATAAACTGCCATCGATGATTTGTAGCGACTTAACCCACAAATCGCAGCAGCATCGGAACCACCAATTCCAAGACGTCGATGTTCCAGCCAGTCTTCATGCTGCATGTTTAGCGTATTCACCAAGCGAATGGCTTGCATGCTCAGTCCCTCCCTCTTGTTTTTTAGAGGTAAACACGTTACGCTAGAAATAACCAAGTTTTAGCCGCTAGACTCCGTTGCCGCGGAGTCTTTTTCATTGTCTAGCTCAATGTCATCCAGTGTGGTCCAGTATTCTTCCCCTCGGAAATCTCGTACCTTGACATCAACACCATGAAATTCTTCTTTTGCGTCAACGACGATGACCTTGTGCTTCAGAGTCCCTGTTCTCCGGATCAAGTCCTCACGCTTCTTTACATTGAACGGCCTGCTCCAAACCACGTTCATCCTCCTTTCCTTTTTGGATACGAGGTGCCGCGTCCCAACCTCTACGCGGCCGTTGCAGCTCCCTTGACTGCGCCACGCTCTTTCTCCCTCGCTATGTAACCTGTCTCATCAGTGCCGGTAGGTTATTCCCGGCAGACTGAGGCAATGTTGCCCCAGTTTCGACTATTTGAGTAAGCGCCTTGCCTGTTCTCTGATTCCATCAATGAAATCCTCAAAGTCCATTGTTGCTTTCCCATCAACTAATAGCTCCAGCTCCTCGATAACATCCCGTACTGTCCATTCAATTCCACTGTTATCGATATCAAATGCCAAAGTTTCTATAGCACGCTGCCTGCTCGGCTCCGTTTTCTCTACATACTCTTGAAAATCAAGCACTGGTGCGCGCATTCTTAATCTCCTCCTCTAATGCTGCGATCTCCCTTACACGCCACTCTATTTCATGGGCCAAATCACGTTTATGAACATCTAGTTCCTCACGAAGACGTTTCATTTGAACGTATTGCACATCTACCGCTCGCCAATCATCATCAGCTTGTCGATATGCTTGTTCTGCGTTTTCAAGTTCACGCTGCAGTTCTGCTATTTGAGAAGTCACTGACTTTTTCAAAGGCTTGTCCTCCCCATCCAGGTATGGTACTCTTCGGTTAGTAATGTTTTTCTAAGCCGTCCGTTCGCCGCGGGTGGTTTTCTCTTTTTCTACCATTCGGTCCAATTCAACCATTTCCCCGAGAGTAATCACCTTGCGTCCAACCGGGTGATCTCCGTCGCATACTAACTCGATTACACCTTGAGCAGTTGTTAGTTCCTTCATGCCTTCTCCTCCTCTAGATCTTCTTTAAATAGAAGCAACCGATCACGATAGTTTTCGTTTTGTTCGTCTGCTGTCGTGTATTGCTTTGCGACCTCCGGCATCAGAACTTCCGTCATAGTAGCGTCATATTGGTATGTTTTTTCGAGTACCTCGAGCATTCTCCGATTCCAGTCTTGATTTGTTTTCATTGAGCCCGTCCTCCCGCAAATAACATTTCTTGTCGTTCGCGGCGCATTAACTCACGTGGATCGGTTATGACAATCTCCAGGTCTCTTGCTTCTAATAACCAGTTGTGTTGATGAATGGCTGGATCAATCCCGTACCGTTCGTCCATCAAGATATGTACGTCATCACATGCCTGGAATAGGTCTTCAATCTGCTTACCTGCTTCCTTCAAGAGACTTTCTTCATCTGTCGATAACGAATCCCATGGCCGCCTTTTACGCTCCCATTCAATCAATGCCTGTGCTTCATGGATTACATCCTGGCACTGTTTGATGAGGTTATATAAAGTAGCTGTAAGATTGACCATCAAGCGCGGGTCAGTCGGCGGTGGTGCATCGCCAAACAGATGTTTTATCATTCGAACCGATCGGTGATTGCCACATTCCTTCACGAACGCTTCCGCGTCCTCTCGGGACGGTGTCGCTCGACCATTAATCACATCCGATACCCAGCGCGCCGATCTTCCTAGCCTCTTCCCAAGTGATTCGTACGTCAGTTGTTCGCCTGTACGCTGATTTTGATAAGCATATTCACATATGTCATGTATCCGAGAGCGAGAGTATAGTGAGATTGTAGTGCTGTTGTTCCCCATCTGTTCTCCTCTTTTCTATTTGGGTTTCGAATTACAATGAAACTGTGCTCATCTTTCAGACTTCCCCTCGGTTACTCGCCTTGGGGTTTTTCTTTTAGGCCAGCCTTACAAGAAATAACTGGTAGGACTTTCCATAATCCCTGTCGAATCTGATGTCGGAAGAACGTGAACTTTGGAGAGTGGCGTTCTTCAGAGGCCGAAAAAAGAAGGGGTGAAAATATGATTACTTATGCGGAAGTCAAATGTTTTAACTGCGAAAACAAGTTTCCTATCTATTGGAACAACTGGCATAAAAACTTACCGATTGAATGCCCATTTTGCGTTGCAAAGTTTGATGAGAAATTCACAGAAATGCTTAAATATGCTTTAGGGACTGCTAGTGAGTTGAACAGCGAACTACGAAGTCGACATGCTGATGGAGTCCATGATCTTTTTCAGGTGGATTTTAAACATGTATACGTTCCAATCGAAAAGTATCGCTTAGATGACTAAGTAGGTGCTGTGATTGCATTTCGGTAAGACCGGCTGTCTCTAACACGCCTCTGATTGTGTCATTAAGGTGCTGATACCGGTCTTTACCGATTAAAATTTTCACCTCAATCTCGTTCTGTTTGTGGTTTGCGATTACTCTTTCTAAATTTGCAATGCCATTTGAACGGTTCATAACTTCTCACCTCACTTTCATCACACAACTGCATGCAGCGTCGAGTCTTGGCAGTGACCCCACCTTGACCTTGTTATCACCCTTACCTGGTGAAATGGTGGAATGTATTATGGCGCGGCTCATATCTTCGCTCGCTCCCGCTCTTCGGCGCTCTATGCAGTTGTGTGAGGGTCGTTCAGAACTCCTTTAGGCTGTTTCCTCTTTCTTTACTGGTTGATCCGTTTCAGTGACTTCTTTTGGTTCTGCTGGCTTTGACTTAAGCAAAACCTCCAAAGCATGGACCATTCGTTTCATATCAGGTGCGAACTCACGATGGAATTCGATTCCTTTAGGTTGTTTGATCATTGTTAGTCTCCTTTCAGGCTGTTTTTTGTCCTATTTTGTCACATTTACTTTCAAAAAAAAGTGTCCAATCACACTCAAGTGCCACAGCAATTTTTTTTGCTGTTTTGACTGCTATCGAACTTCCATTTTCCGCCTTTGTATAGGTAGAACGTTCTACTCCAGCCAGCTTTGCTGCTTTTTCCTGTGTAAGTCCCTTACTACAACGTAAGTCTATTAACCAATTACGACGTTTCATTTCTTCACCATCCTATCGAATAGATAATGTTCTGTATGATCACATTATAATGTTCCGATTCGTCACAGTCAACGTTTAATGTTCTTTTTCAGGACATTTATTTTTTTGTGATGTTCTATCACATATAATAGACTTCAGTCATGTAAGTTTGGAGGAAAGTGCTATGAGCCTGGGACAACGTTTAAAAGCGTGCCGGAAAGCGAAAAAACTGACACAGCTTGATCTCTCAGAGACCTTAGGCTTTAACCGTTCAACGTACGCAAAATACGAAACAGGGGATAATGAACCTGACAACCAAACCCTTCAAAAGCTAGCAGACTTTTTTGGAGTCTCTGTTGACTACCTTCTTGGGCGTACAGATGTTGATTTCATTGTCAAAGAGGACAACACTCATTATGATAAGTCCCCCTCCCCTATCGACAAAAAGGACACAGGACTTTCAGAGTTTGAAAACCTCTTCTTTTTCGAACTGGATAAACTGAGCGAGGAAGATAAAAAGAAGGCTTTAGAGCATGTGAGATACTTGAGGTATCTTGCTGAGCAACAGAAATGAGAAGGAGACACTCGGATCGGAGTGTCTCCTTGTTTTTGTATGAGAAGACTATTTGTGGACAGAGAATGAAGTATAAAGATAATAAAACCGAATTGCAGATATTTGGGTAGATCTATGATGTTCTGTAGCATGCAAAAAAGCTCTAAAACTCCTACGAGATATAAGCCTTCGCTTGTATTTACCTTAACAACCACTTAACCCCTTCGTGAGTATATGTTTTATCAAGCAATAAAAAGCCCCAGTGAGTGCTTCTTAACAGGGGCCTTACGATACATTACAAAATTTGGTTACAGGAAATAATGTTTCCGTAATTACATATTCTTCATTTAACAGTGAACCCAACTGTGTACTCTCGAATAAATATCGAAGCATTTAACGAGTACATGTTAAGTAATTCATCAATTTTTCTTGTATCTTGAAAAGAGCCATGTGACGCTATGGCTTTTGTAAACCCAAGCACCCTTGACTTTAATAACTCCAACTTCTCCGAATTCATAATCCGGATATTAGGATTTGGAGATGAGGCATACTCAAAAACTGTAAACGGATGGATCATGACTGGCGTAAATCTGCAAGAGCTATCATACTTCTCTTGAAACCAGACTATGGAACCATTTAATTGGTTACAGTCATGTTTATTTATTGTTGGAGCGGTAGCCCCATTCTTGCACTCAATTACGATATACTCAAGATTTCCAATTTCCCATAAAACATCTGGCCCTTTCTTGTACTCAGCCTCCGGTCTTTGTGCCGAGAATCCTAAATGATATGCCAGTTCCTTGCATGCTTGCTCAAACACAGAGGCTGAGTCAGGTTTAAAGACTAATTGTTCTAGTAGCTTATTTACACCTATTACAAGCTTGTTAGTAGTGTTGTATTTTTGACCCAAGAAGGTTGAAGCCTGTACTGCCTGACTACCTATAAACCTCTGCAACTTTGCATATTGAATGCCTTCTAGTGGATGAAGAACCAAGTTATTATCATTAACTGCAGATTTTAAGGTAACATGTGATTCTTCTTGATCAATAAAATATAAATATTCAGCTAACTGTTGCTTCAAATATCCCTTACTTTTCAAATCAGCAGTTTCATTTACCGCTTCATTGATAAGCTGAACAGACTTAGTGTAATCCCTAATCAAGGCAGCATTGAAAGCCTCGCGTTGTTTCTTAGTAACTGAATTTACCTTAAAGGTCGCATCATATTTGAGATGTAATAGTACCCCTTTACTCTTGGAGATCCATGAAGTGTTTCTATATAGACTATAATTTATGACATCCTTTAGTTCCCATATACTTGCCCCTTTAACCTGTTTAGCTAATTGTTCGGAAAGCTTGATCTGCGCTTTAGTAGCAGGGGTAAATTTATCAATCGCACCTTCACCATAAAGATTGTTAATGAGTGTTCTTCCCATTAGGAAAACAACACAGTAGTCATCCTTAGAACGAATTCCTCTTCCCATTCCTTGTTCAATTCTTTGAATTGTTTTTGACAGAGTATCATCTGTGCCAAATAATACTCCCTGCTCAATTTTGTCTATCTGTCTACGAACATCTGGCAAACCATCAATAACCAATATCTCGCAAGCTTCCTTAGCTAAATCAATTCCATCATACTTATTTATAAGTACAACAAGTCCAACATGGCCATTTTTAAGCCTTGTTATGCCTTCTTGAAGGTTTGAAGCTGTAAGGATTAAATCACAACTGTCACTCCAAAAGTGAGCACGATAGTGGGATGGGACGATAACAACAACATTATGTTTTTTTGACTCTTCCTTTAAAAATTCCTTAATGTCAATATCTTTTATATCAGGATTCACTTCTTGCGGTATAACAATCATTCTATCGCCAATGTCGTCCGTAGACTCTGGAGTAATTGTAAGCTTAATTTTTTCAGTGTCGATATTAAAATGCGAAACTAGTATGCTGTCATCAGCCAGGGTAGCACTCATAAAGATTTTTCTCTTACAATCTACAAAACTCGGAATAGAGTCGATTGGTAAGCATCTGGGTGAGATTTCTATTTTATCACTCCCGAAAACACAACTACTCAATGGTAAACAGTTTTTAAGTAACTGCCAAGAAAATCGAAGTGAATCGAAATCCTTGACTGCTTTTCCCTTTCTATAATCTTCTTCTGCAATTCTATATGCTTCATACAGTATTTCTGTCACTTGTTTAATATTATCTTGCCAAGACCAAAACGGAACTAGCATATTTACAGTAGGGCTTTGAGCTTCCAATTCTAAAATTCCAGTGTGATATTGTTCGGTAAGTGGACCTTTAAAAATTCGATATAGTTTGGTATAGAGGTCTGTAGAATATGGGATTTCCATAGTGAACTGCGACTCTGTTATATCTAAACAAGCATGGGCATCGTCGATAATAATACTTCCAATCGGTATTCTTTTTTCGTGAACTCCAAACGATGACTTACCGTTAAAAAGCTTATAAACATTAATAACTAAAATTGCTTGACCTTTCTTAAAACTAATAGAGTCTTCATCGTCTGTAACCTCAATACCTAACTTTCTAGCTTCTTCAAAAACCTGGGAGACTAGATAGGGGTCAGGTACTATGTATACAGCAGGACCTTTTCCTTCATTTAAGCAACTCTTAAGAATTAGCAGGCCAACAACTGTTTTTCCACTGCCTGTATTCATTTTAATTAAATTGTACTCATTGTTCCTAACGTTATCGTCAAACCATTTATTCCATACCTCTGTCTGGACATCTCTAGGATAATTATAAATTGGATCTTTTTTTGGTAATAAACTGAATATCTCACGTGGGTTTATGACTGTATCGGCAGAATTATCTCCACCAAGCATATCGAAATTAATCTTCACTTTACATTCCTCCAATTGTAAATCCTATACATTAAAAACTTTACAGATGACAATTATCCTATATCTAGTATCTTCAAAACCTTTCTGTACTTATATAGCTGTATTAGACTGATTATGACCTAATAGCATGTTTTTTGAATAATCCTTCGAAGAACTCCACTATAATTTCCGACCCTCTTTCTTCGTCCATCAATTCGTACCCCCCAAATCTGTACACTTCATATCCGTTCAGTTTTAGCTCCCTATCTGCTTGTACCATCTCAGCATATTTTTTGGGATTGGAAATATCGCCATCGGAATAATGCTGCTTTCCGTCTATTTCGAGGACTACTCGCTGTTTGTTTGAGAATAACAAGAGAAAGTCCATACGTTGTCTCGGCAAGTACACTTTTCCTGATCTTTGCCTAATAGTGTAAGGATCATAATGTAAATAAACTTGAGGTATTAAAGCAGGGAAATTCTTGTCAAACTGTTCCCTGAAATACTTAAAATAGCTTTTAAACAATAATTTCTCCGGTAAAGAATCTAAGGAACTGAATAGCCTTTTGTAAAGTTCAATTTCCGTCTCTCTACTAAGATTTTGAATATCGTTCATTTCTGCCCACCAAAAAACAAGGTCTGTCCAAAACAACCCCGTGTTTGGAATAGGGCGATCATAAATCAAGCAGTTATCTTCATATTTGACGATTTTAATGTCGTTATTGATTGAATCACTTATAACAATTTCCGGCTTGTGCCCAACTGCCGCGAATATCAAGTTTTTTACATGGCCTTTTACTCCATTGAGCACCTTATCTATTTTATAGACTGGAAACCCTGAAATATTTTCTGCCAATATTAAACTAAATCCATCATGAACTAAGTGCTTATTTATAGCTTCAATATACTCACCCTGCTCAACTTGCGGTCTCACTAATGGATGCACTACCTGCTCAATAAATTTGACAAACAATTCATCGGTTGCAATCATTAATTCTAAATACTTTTCAAATAAGTAAACATCGTCCCAGTCAGAATTATTGACCATGTGTTGCCATACATCACCCGCTGCTGTCTTAAACCTGTAGTCTGTTGAAGGCATACTGTCTAGATTCCATATCCTGTTGAGAAACTCGACCAATTCATATTTTCCCGTAATATTGTTCCTAGCGTATAACTCGTCCATGATATTTCGCCTGGTTATCTCACTGATCATAAAAAGTCCAGTTGAATTGAGGCGACGCACTAACTTAAGCAATGCGTTAGCTTTCGATCCATAGTCACTAATAATCCTTTTAGCTAAGTCCAATAGAAATAATTGATCTTTACCTTTAAGTCTTTTTTGGACATAAACTCGTCTGCTTTGAAAAGCCTCAGATTCGTCTCCACTTTCCAATCCATATCGGGTACAAACAGTCGGTAAATCATATGTTTTTTCCTCTCTTAGTACCAGAGTTATCTCATCAATAAGCTCATTGATACTCGCCATAATTCCCCCCATTTTAGAGCAACTTTGCATCGCGTTTATTCTCTTGAATAAGTGAAAAAAACATGAAGCGTGACTTATTTCTTGACGCACCTCGAAGTTAAGATTGACCACCTCAATTATTATTTTGGATTTAAACTTGAGAGATAGGGAGGCTCAAATAGAACCGCTAACATCCCCCCTGAGGCCATTAGTACTCTCGGTCCACCACAGCCTCGCAACAACCATTATTATTTTATTGTCAATAATACAGATTTCGCTTTTTAGTACGAATTACCTACAACATTCGATCGAGTTTATCTGACATAAAACGACAAAACCTCCTGATCAGTGATCAAGGAGGCACTATTTCTTGCGTTTGTTTTGCATAATAAATTTAATATCCAAGAATTAATTGAACTAGTTAGCTAAAAAAATATATTAATAAAAAACAGTTTAAGTAGTTGCTTAACCCATGATCCGTAGACTTATTCTGAAACAAGTACTACCACGCTAGAAGTACTACGTCTCCCATGAATAAAACAATTCTAACTTCCTATCCAGATATTGTGAAATGGATGTTTGCAATAAATTTTTATTAATGAAAATATCTTTACCGTCAACAAAGTAAATATCAAATCTTTTAAAAATATCCTGATATTCTTTAGCAGAATAAGTTCTTTCATTAGATATTAATTCCTGTTGGGTTTTATTATCTTGTATCAAACTAAGTAATGTTCTTTGAGAACCATCGTTTTCCAATATTCTGACAAACCTTAAAATGTTATCGTTAAAATCATTTGATCTGTAATAATACGTTTCAAGAGTATCGTAATTCCCAGTTGATCTATTTTCTGATGTTAGATATCTATTAGTGAGTATTGTTTTATAAATTTCAGGTTTTTTATATTTTAAGGTTATAAGGTAAAAATAAATTTCCAACATTTTAATATCAGTATCACTTTCAAAAATAGTATTAAATAATAGTTTTATATTAGTTGAGACAGTGTTAATATCCCTTAACGATAGTTTTAAACTCTTAAAAAGTTTAACAGAGAAACTACATAGATTGCTTTCTATTATTATTCCTTTTTGCTCGAAAATAAATTCCGTATATTCCTCTACTGTTGGGCTAGGAATATTAAAATTTAAATTAAAGAATCTTCTTAAATACCCCTGAGAGTCCATATTATTACCATACACTGTTGAGATCGAATGTGATAATTGCTCCATATCAAGTGATAAAACAAATATAATATTATCTATATCAAAAAAGTGCTTCACTGCTTCCAATGTCTCAATTGCATATAGTGGTTTGCATCTATCTAACTCGTCAATGAATAGTACGATTTTTTTCTCTTTACTAATTTCAGTAAGTACACTTTTAAACTCATCTTTTATCTTTTCATATTCTTCAAGTTCTTTGAATGGATCATAATTACTATCAGTCTTAAGAGAATCTATTACTTCTGCTTCGCTAGTTCCTAAAATATCCGCAATCTCATTTAGGTCGACGCCACTCCATTTTTTCACTGTGCTTACTGTCAAATGCTTTGAAATTCCTAAAGCCTTCTCCATCAGGTTCGTTTTAAGTTTAGTTTTTATTCCAGTAAACTTATACTGTGTTATTAATGTGTTTACAATTGGGATCAATGCATTGTCCCAATTATCAAATGACCAAGCATTATAGTAAAACGTGTCAAAACTTTCTTTAAACTCATCAGAAATATAATTCTTCCACATGTTAATAAAGGTGCTCTTTCCAGTGCCCCAAGGAGAGTTCAAAGCTACTACTAAAGAACCTTCATTAACATATTCTTTTGATTCTGATAACACTTTTGTTAATTGAATCGCAAATGTCTTTCGATTTAGCTTATCGTCATTCTCAAATGTTAAATAACTCATAATATTCCCCTTTGGCTTTCATTTTCATTAACATTTTTCCTGGTATAAATTCGTTAAAAAGTCCCCATTACCTTCCTATTCCAAACGAGTTAAGTCAGCATAAAACGCCAAAACCTCCTGATCAGTGATCAAGAGGGTGTTTTAAATAAAACTAAGAAGATATGCAAAACACATACCCTTAATTTTTTGAATTTATTTTGTATAAGTCTCTTTCAATAAGCATTCTTTTGAAGTTACGAAATACATGTTGGTCAAAGTTCGATATACATTCGTTAAACTTTTGATAGATCTCTTGAATGTTTTTAGGTGTTACTAGTTGTTTATTGTATCTAGCAAATGGGCCGTCTGTTTCAAAAAGCATAAGGTCCTTTGGTATTAGGCTTATTATTTTTTGACCCTTCTTAGATGACAACATGCTATGGTTTATTGAGAAAAGATAGTTACATTCAATAATTTTTTCGAGTGTACTAAGCTTACCACTATACCAATGAAAAACTGCTTGCTTTACTTTATTCTTCTTTAAAATCTCAAGGACCTCATCTTCTCCACCTGTCGAATGGATAGAATAGATCTTTCCAAAATTATACTTAGGTTGTGTTATGAATTCAAAATTCTCAACTTGTTTATTAATCAATTCTTTCGTATCACTGCTGATGTCAATTCCTACTTCACCAATATAACTTGTTGTTTGAACTAACTTGTCAAAAAGGTCCCTGTTAAACGGAAACTCTCCAGTAAGATCAGGATGATAGCCAATCGCAAGCTTTACAAATTTGTACGCTGCGAACTTGGCATAATGTTTCTCGAATAACTCCGGCAAGTTTGTGACAAACAGAGCATATATCTTATGAGTTTCATACTCGTTTGCGACTCGAATAGGATCAGGGTAATGATCAATATGCACATGAAAATCAATAAATCGCATACTTGGACCAGAACCTTTCAAATTCGCGGCTGAACTCCTTTAACATTATTGTCGTCCTCTCGTTATAGTCCCCAGTCTCATAATCCCGAGGTCGGATATCGATGTAAGAGTAAATACTCCCATTATCAATATTACCCTTTAACTCTCTGAAATAATCCACAGAAGACTTATACTCATTTTGAACATACTTGTCCTTAATACTACGCAATTTATAGTCATAAGGAACATCGTACTCAACGTCGTAGTGTTCATTATCGTATGCAGCTAAGGAAATTTTCCTTAAAATACACGGTATACAGTGCCCGCATTGGAATTTCCCCACATAAATATTTTGTCTACTCCTGCTACAAGTATATGTATTAGTAATAGCAACTTTAAAAGTGTTGCTTAAACGATCAATAATAGCACCCTTTGTTTCAAATAAAAACGGATTCGAAATCATAATATCTAGCTCAAGTACCTTCAATAATTGATTATATAGTGAAATAGTTCTTGGATGTGTAGTCTTTGTAGTGAAACGATGATTAATTACTGGATTCAAAGATAACACACCATTTTCATATATAAAGACATCCTTAATCTGATAGGAATATGCCAGAGCACAAGCTAGGGCCAAGAATAGAAGGGAACGCGTTGCCTGTGTGGGCTCAATCTTTGTCACTTTTAAATTTGGCGATATTTTTGAAGCTGCTGATGGATCCTGTAAACAAATAAATTCACTCACTAACTTCTGACGTTTGTGCTCAGAGTTGTTGCTGTTCTGATACCCATTATATAAACTAGGTATACCATTAGCTATATTATGGTATGCTCCACTAAATGAATCTAGTCCACCAGAAAGTAGTGATACGGCTTTAAAGTTTCCCTTTGTAAGGTCAGTGAATAAACCGGTTCTAAACTCCTTTTCTCGTTGAGTATATGTAATCTCTACCTGATCTCCACTGACAAAAGTTATTAACCTACTTAGAATTGGCCTAGCTTGTTCCCACAAAGAAACATTTGTAACTGGAACACTAACCTCAAACTTTCTTGACCACGAATCTCGTCTCTTTGTTTGGATATCTCTAATGTAAATTGTACTGATAACGTCGACCAAATCTAGAATTTTCTGATCGTTATCTGTGATAAAATTATTTCCTAAATTCTCTAACAATCGCTCATGCGGTAACTGATCCAATGTAGTCAAAGTTCTTACCCCTTTTATCAGAACTCACCGATTTTAACAGCATTTGCCTTGGATGTTATTTGCTTTAACAGTACTTTAAGTTGAACTTTCCCATCAACATAGTCCGTAATGAGGTCATTCAATTCTTCTGAAACAATCAGCCTCACCTGCTGTTTTATTAAGTCATTAATTTGATCATGACCAAAATCAGTATAGACATCACTAAATGCTTCAATTAGTTCTCCCTGGACCAAAAGAAAAATGAGATAAAAACAGAAGTCTAAGACAAATTCTAAAATTGCCTTATCTTCCTTCAATGTTGCTGTAAGAGCAAGTTTAAAAGCCCTTAACATTACATCAGCAAAATCAGTGTCTACTGTCTCCTCGACAATATCAAGAATTCGCTGGATTATTTCCTGTAATGTTACTTCATTGATTTTGACTTCTTCGAAATCAATTTCTCCAAACTCGCCAGCCCTTACCCGATTAATCCCATTAATTCCTGCCACGACAAATAGTCTAAAAGAGTCCTCTTTGAACACTTTATCAAGTTCTTTTTCAGTAATAATTTCTGATGTAGCTATTGGAACAGATTCCTTAATGTCTTTGCTTGAATTATTTTGAATCAACTGTTTTATTTTCTCATTTAATTTACGCTTTGAAGTTCCCATAACCTTCCTCCAAATACCAAATATTAGTTATTTTTACCTATTTAGAATATACCATTGTTTTTTCCATTTTGTCATTCAATCACAAATTATTAAGATGTAAAATTTATTTTTTAACACTATCTTTTTGTCCCTTTCTATTACCTTATAGAACTTTTTATACTGGGTTAAATCCACCTATATATAACCCCTTCTTCCTCAGATTACACCCCCGTACTGTTCAAAGATTAGGAGTGACACAAACAATACACTGGAAGATAGATGGAATATAGGATATATTAGCAAGATAAATAGAACAAACGTTCCTGTAGGGGTGAACCAATGAAATTGTCCTATTCTCCTACTCCGCTCGAAATCTGGATAAGTCAACTTTACAAACAGCTAGGAATTAACACACCTGAAGAACTAGATGAACAACGTATATCAAGATCACTAGGAATCCATCTCTTTTACAAAGAGATACCATCAATGGCATATGAATTCGGCCGCTTCAAAAGTATAACGATAGACAAAAGACTCCCTTCACTTATGCAAAGGGAGCATTTTTATCATGAGCTGTGTCATATCCTCCGTCATTCCGGACGCCAGCTAATGATGCCCGCCGCCTTCCGTGAGCTACAGGAATGGGATGCAAGGAATTTCACAAGATACGCTGCCTTACCCCTACATATGCTGGAGAACTATGATTACAAGCAGCCTGAAATATTAGATATCCTATCAGATCAGTTTAAGGTTACACCGGAACTTTGTTCTGATAGGTTGCTGAGAATCAAATCAAAATTGTCATGCAACCCTATTCAATTCATCTCGTAA